ATTGCATGGTTTGCAACAGTTGGTTGATTTGTTGCTTAGATTGCAATGATTGTGAGAGGGGGGGATCTAGTGTTGCCCGGTTCGCCTGGTAGTCATCTCCATTTTTAGCAAAAAGTGCTATCGATTACACTTTACCTTGTCACAGATGTAATATTTGTCTAGAATCGCACTTGTGACAAAATTACACACTGTGACGCCTCTAAATATACATATAGATATATGTATCTATATAATATATATAGTGTTTTCTTTATTTATATATATAGATAATTATATTGTAATAGTTGTGTATAGTTGTCTTACATTGTCTAGCGTACTGTTGGCATATTTCTATCTGCATGTTTATATATACAGTACTTTTTTGAGAGCTATATATTTCTATAGTGACTCTAGACAGCTAGACAAATGTTACACAGCTTAATATCGGCTCGCAGTCATTGACAGCTCTGTATCGCACTGTCACAATGTCAATTGTTGACACATTATGACGCCATTTACACACGAATAGACAAAGAGGATATATTATGAGCAATACCAATCAGGAATTAAAAATCACCGATATGATTCGACTAACCTGCGATGCAATGTATCGCGACAAAGGCATGAATGAGTTCTCTTTCGTGGCTGATGATATGGCCCTCGAGGCCGCGCGATTCTACTTCCGTGACCAGGAGGTAAGTGATAGCGATCTTGAATCTGCCGCTGCCGGATGGGTGGACCAGAACCAGGGTGAGGTGGAGAAGCGATTCAAGTCTGCTTTCATTACGCCAATCATTACCCGGCACTTTTGCAAGTATGGCAAGGTGGCAAAGGTGAAGGTAGGCCGGAATGACGCTGCAATCACAATGATAACGGTTATCGTTACCGACGAAGAGATTCCCGTGAAGAAGCGCCGCAGTCGGAAGAAAGTTAGCCTGGCCGATTGCCTGGATTCGTTTGTGGTTGATGTGGGTAAACTGGCTGATAGCGAATTGATGACTCGTGACGTAAACGAGATCGTTCGCCAGATGAAGGCGCATATCGAAAAGTGTGGACTGTAAGCACTGAGCGGTAAATAGCACTTTTTGTTAAAACCGGATCGGGATAACGCGGTATAGTTATCCCATCAACAACGAATGAGAAAACGAAGATGGAAACGCAAATTGACGTAGTGGTTGTTCAGCGAGACTCAACTCATGAAAAGGGTCTGTTTAAGAAGGGAACGGAAATCACGATCGACCTTGAGGATATGGTTGCTTATCACTCTGGACTTACCTGGAACGTGGTGCGCGTAGGCAGCGACTATAAACTCAAAGGCTTTAACACTTACTTTGCAGAGGCTTAATCATGACAACCATTACCGTATTTCTGGCTAAAGATGAGATTGATGGCGAAATGTCATTCTTCGCATTTGAGCACAAAACCGGATCGCACTGGCATATGTATAGCCGCTACACGGTTATCGATATCAACTCATACCGCGCAGGCTCACTTACTGAAAAGCTGGGTTGCTTCATTGGAGCTATCAAGGTGAACAATGGCTGCGAGTGGGCAGATGAGCACGAAGAGCGCCGCATGTGCAATATGATTAACCCGGTCTATCTTGAGTCGTTCGAGCTTGATGCTGATGTGAACATTAAGGTGAGAAAGTCTGGTGAGTTATTGCCAGGGATGCGTGTGCTGACTGGTTACTCGGGCCGTAAGGTGTGGCGCACCGTATCGAAGATTCGCCAGCGTTCTGCAACATGCTACAGCGTATTCTTTGAAGATGGCTGGAATATGATGTCCGGTAGTGAGGTGAAGTATCTCACCAAATAGCACGAATTGTTAAAACCGGATCGGGGTATCTTGCTATAGTTACCCCATCGAAACGAGATACCAATCAGAGGAATAACCATGTCAATCGTCAAGAACCAGCAAGCAATCGATTAAACCAATAACAACCGCTTTGCTATTTTCATCACATCGATAGGTCGCCGATTTGCAGTCAAAGCCGTTCCGGGTGGATACAAAACCTACATGGAAGATAAAGGAAAGTGGGTGTGGTGCGAAAACCTTGCAAACTTCCTAGTCTGGAATGCAGACCTCCAGGGCTTTGATGATATCAGCACCTTAATTGAGGAATAAATAATTATGCCACGTTACAATAAACAGACTAAACTCACCCGCGTAAACGGGCACATGATTCCGGCTGAATCCACTCACTACGCAATGGGCGCAAAGCACGGAGTCTATTTCAAGTGGCGCGGTCAATGGAACTTCACGGCGGTTAGTAATTTCTACATGCGCGTCCCAGGTATTGACCCGCAGACGGTCGTAGAGGACTCAATCGGCAACAACAAGATCGAGGTGCTAAAATGAACTTCAATACAATTGCTTTATGGTCTGCCGTCTGGTTCTTCTGTATGGGTCATGTCATGGTTGGAATCGTAGTTATGCTGCTACTGTGTGCGGGAGCGTTCGAATGATGCGCATTCTGATTTGCATGATGGCGGCGGTCGCACTGGCTATCCTGGTAGTGTCCGGCTGCGGAGAGGCCAAAGAGCGATGCCATGAAACCGGAAACCAGGTTACTACTTTCGTGATGGTTGGCAACGTATTGCTACCAATCACATCAAATGAAATCACTTGCGAATAGGATGTTAAAATGGCTGATTTTATGCACCAAATGATTGCAGTATTCAAAGGTAGTGATGACCAGGAGGTGAAAGAGTGCTTTACTGTAGACAAGCCTTATAGCGCATCGCTAACCAGCTTCGGGAATATCTCATTGCTTGATGATAACGGCGACCCCTGGGTATTCGACGAAGACACTGATTGCTTCGAAATTAAAGAATAGCACTTTTTGTTAAAACTCAATATCGGGGTTGCGCTATAGTAACCCCATCGACAACAAACGAGGACACTAACATGAAAATCAAATTGCTTTGCACTGGCGGTTACAAGGGCTTTACTCGCGACCTGGAAGCGGATCCTATCGTGATTGATGCGGTGAAGTGTGATGATAGCCTCGGCGGCTACCGCGTGAAGGTTGACGACCTGGTGAAAGCTGGCGTGTACGATCTGGGCTATGGACTTTCGGTTAGCCCGGTAGTTGGTCCGGCAGACTTCAACGAGAAGGATGGAACGATGTTCTTCTTCGAATGGGAAGTCCAGGCAAATCCTAAGCCGCGCAAGGTTCGTCTTCTCAGTAATGGCGGCTACCCGATGCGTCCAGGTTATGAGAATCGCACATTCCCGGTTATCGTTGACTTTGAAGAAATCACCGCACACTTAGCTTATATCAACGGTGAACAGCTTCATGCTGTTGGATTCGTGGGATGTATGAATCAAGAGGCGCTATGCTTCTTCCATTGTAAAGCCGAGCCGTTCGATATTGAGTGCGAGTTAGTATACTAAGCACGAATTGTTAAAAGGGGATTTGGCCTGACTGGTATAATCCCCGCATAAACCACTAAGAGGAAAGCATCATGTTAAAATTAGAAGACGTAAAATTCCCGATTAAATTTATCAGCCTAGGTTGCGGTGAAATTACATTCACCAGTGAAGATAAAGGCAAGTGGGACAATGATAAAATGTCTCAGCTTAAGTTGGATTGGTTTATCAATCGGCACAATGAAGTAAATCCTGAAAACTCAGCCAAGAAGGATTACCATTACATTATTAGTGGTAGTCAGGATGCGTACGAAAAGTATGATGGTTGGAAAATTGTTCGATCAATCTTCCACCCCGCAAAGCCAGAAATTAAACCGATGTTACAATGCGCTCAGATCGAGAACATTCCATTGAGCGCGACGCTAAAAGGAGTGCAGCTTGATGATAAATCCTGGCTTGAAATAACCGCCACGCCGAAAACTATTGAAGTGCACGACGATATCGTCACTCTTCTATTGCATTACGGCAGCTTTAAGCACAAAGCGGTATCAGGTGAAATCAGCATTAAGCGCGGAACACTTGTGCGCTATGAGGTGAAATAATGGCTGCATGGGTTTTGATTATCTTAATGAGTACCGGGCCGGATCACGTATACATGGAAAGTCAGCAATCATGAAACAAGGTACGGGAAGTAATTGCAGAGAATAAGCCGTTCGGATATGAAGTAAAAACGATGTGCGTTAAACGATAGCACGAATTGCTAAACCTTCCGCAAGGCCATTTGATATAGTGGCCTTATTGAAGCAAGGCAACCAATCAGAGGAATCAGCTATGGCTACACGACTAACTCAGTGGCAGATTTACGACAAGGCCTCACGCCTTCGTGAATCGCTTCGCGGACTGACGCCGAATGACCGAATGGAGATTATCGGGCACGCATTGCACGAACTAACATCTCAGGACGTAATCTATCATTCATGCGGCAATAAATTCTGGAACGTGACATTCGAGGTAAAGAAAGATGAGCAAAACTCATAAGTTAAAAATCGCCCCGATACATTTCATTGGTGTAATGAACGGAACCAAAACGGCAGAGTTCCGCATCAATGACCGCAACTTCCAGGTTGGTGATATCCTTGAGCTACGCGAGTTCGATCGTGACGACTTTACCGGGTGGGAAGTTCACGCCAGGGTGTCCGATGTTACAGACGTGACGCCATACATCAATCGCGGTTATGACGAGCAAGAATGCGACTTCACGCAATACGTGATGTTATCAATCAAGCCTTACAGGAAGGTTAGACCATGAAATTTGAGTGCGTATCAAGTAGCGGATCTGGTTTTAAGTGGGGAAAAACTTACAAAGGTGTTCGCGTAAATGATGACAGCTTCATCATTACTGATGAGAACGGTTGCAACGTGAACGTTGTACGGCGTCACGAATATCAGGAAATTTTCCTGCCTTATGGCGGTAGCTCAAAATATATCTTCCATCGAATCGTGGATGGTGTTAAATTTAACGACGTAATCGAAGCAATCAACCAACTGCATAATAAAGAGGTAAAATTTATGAAATTCGAATGTATCAGCGACAACACTAAAAAATTTACCGTTGGAAAAATTTACAACGTTCCTTCTGAGCACGCTAAGCACACTTTAGCGCTGACCGACGACACAGGCTGCCAACGCATTGCAACCGTGACGCACAATGGCGAAGGTCTTCGCTGGAACAGCGGCGGCACTAAGTTCGCAACTTTCGGTAAGAAGCGCAAGCGCAATTTCCGCGTCAACGGCAAGATCAACACCAGCAAGATTAGCAACGTCAAGCCTATTAATGTTGACCACAAGCCAGAGCTTGATCTTAAAGGCAAGGTGGATATTCCTGATATGGCTTTAGCGATCCTTATTCTTGTTGCTCTAATTTCTATCATGCTCATCATGTAATTTTAACGGGGAATTGGCTCTGAGCGGTTCCCCTTTCTTTTGGAGAAAACACTATGCCAGACTTTTCTAACTGGAATAACGAGCCGCCATCATTTCAGGAGTTGCTATTCTGCCTCCTGGTCCTGACATTATCTCTTAAGGGTGTTTTATGGCTACTATCATAACAGCAGAAGATGCAGCACGCGACGCAGTGGAAGGAATGCGCCCAAATACCTCCAGAATAGCACACTACTACAAATCTGAGGTGTCGGCAGTGCAATTGGTCAACGAAATTTTAAGGCTACCACAAGTCGATTCAGCGCGCGTGGTGACGTGCTTAAAAAATTATTTTTGCATCGCTATTAAAACGAATAGCACGAATTGCTAAAACCTATCAAGGGGAATGCGCTATGATTCCCATGCACCAACAAACGAGGAAGCACTCATGAAACACTTAATTTGCATTGAAACGCCTAACGACCAGTACACCCTGCACGGCATTGGAATGTTCAAAGGTCACTACATGACAGCAAGTATTCATGATTCGCGTTGCGTCAATGGCGATCTGATGATTACGTCAAAAGAAGTAACTCCGTACATTATGCAGAATCTTGGCAATAACGAATATATGGCCTACGGATGCAATGCGGTGTACAAGCATATCAAGATCAGAAAACGCGTTGTTCGCGCATTCAAGAAAATTGCAATGAAACAATGGAAGATGAGCAAGAAAGATGCTGGACGCTGGGCGCGTAACGTTGCAGATTCATACTTCTACCGTAACGGTGAGTCCTGCCACTTCCTTATCGATGAACTTATGGAAAACTACGGCGGCGACTTCAGTCAGGGTGGCTTTGACGCTTGGGCTGACTACGAGGTCGATTACTGGTAATAGCACGAATTGCTAAAACTTGCTCAAGGGCATTTGATAGAATGCCCTTCGTTGAGTTAAGCAACCAATCAGAGGAATAAATCATGGATAAAATTACCATTTGGGGCCAGACAATCAACCTGTTTCTCGGCACGCGCCGCGTAGCAATCTTTGACTTTGATGGAACACTTAGCGATGGATCTGGTCGACTTCACCTGCTACCTACAAAGGATTTGCACTTAACTGAAAGCTGGTCCGAGTTTAACCGCGCGGCAATATTTGACAACCCTATCCAAAGCACGATCGATGTGATGAACTCTATGTATGCCGCTGGTCATCATGTGATCATTTTAACCGGGCGAAGTGATGAGGTGCGTTACGCATCTGAGTTGTGGCTTAAGCATCACGGCGCTCGATATGATTACCTGATTATGCGACCATACACCGATAACCGGAAAGACACAGTAATGAAAGAAGAGGCGGTGCGCGCGATCGGCATTGATAACATTCTGGCGGCCTGGGATGACTCACCGCAAATTATTCCATTATTCCGCTCACTTGGAATAACCACTTACGCTGTAGTTGACTATGGCGATAAAGTTCACGATCATTTAAAATCTCACGGGGTAGATGAGGTTTGCAATCATGAACCATCTGAGCCGCTACCGCCATTTGGTGAGAAAATTTGCATTAAGTGCAAGGAGTTATTGAAGTGAACCTATACGAATTTATTGCAGCACATCCGGTACTAACAGTTATCATTCTGTTAATCATAAACTCCACCATCATCAATGTGGCGAAATTATTTTTAGGGAGATACTGACATGAAAACAGCTATCATTTTAAACGGTGCGCCTGGCGCGGGAAAAGACACTATAGGGTGCATCCTGGCTGACACTTACGATCATGTAGCGCTACGCAGCTTTAAAGCTCCAATGTTTGAGATTGCCCGAGCAATCCTGGGTGAGACTAATTTTGAGTATTTCATGTTCTTGTATGAGGACCGTCGCTATAAAGAAGAGCCAGCATCAATCCTGAACGGTAAAAGCCCGCGCCAGTTTATGATCTGGATTAGCGAGGAGGTTATCAAGCCGCAGTTCGGAAATCGCTTCTTCGGTATGCGAGCGGAAAGCAAGGTGAAAGAGTCTCACTCCCTTTCGGTATTTACTGACGGTGGATTCAAAGACGAAATCTTGCAGATGATTGAAGGTGAAATCCAGGTCAAGCTATGTCGAATCCATCGCAACGGTTGCAACTTTGACAACGACAGTCGCGACTACATCTATCTTGACGATATGATCGGGGTCAACGGTTATCAGGAATGTGACTTCTTCTCTGTCGAAGGTCATCCAGAAATTACCGCTCAGCACATAGCCGCCACGTTCATCAACAAATAGCACGAATTGCTAAAACGTCGGTGGGGTGACTTGATATAGTTACCTCATCGACAACGAAGAGAGAAAATCGAAATGATGGTATCAACTGATAAGTTTTTCACTTGCACTAAAACTTCTGAAGTATTCGAACTGGTTCATACTGATAATGGTGACTTCATGCATGACGGTTGCGACGTTTTCATTGAAGTGAAAGAAAGCGACTATGACTATGGGGTTTATTATAACCCGGCAGTGAACACTCAGTTTTTTACACCGATCGAAGAGGAAGGAGAAGAAGCATGATCACGATTAACCTGTCAGATAAACAAGCGCGTGAAATCCTCGATACTATCGGCGAACAGCTTCACGTAAAAGTCGCTACCGCTGAGATTCTTAACCAGATCGAAAGACAGCTAACCCCGGTGTCGACGAATCAGGCTGAGTTCTCAATCTGGAAAAGCGAGCGAATCCTGCCAAATATCATCAAGGCATGGAAGCGCAAGAATAAAAAAGAAATCAATGTTGATGACTTATTTTCTGATGAATTAAGTCCTTCAAAGGTTGCTCAATATCAGTTGCGATACATGGAATCAGTTTGCAATCAGGTTTTAAATGTCAACTTTTCATTCGGGAGTGGTAAATAATGTTTGGTTTAAGTGAAGCGGAATGGAACGTGGTAAAGCGCGCGGCGAAGGAATTGAATAAATTCGTTAGCGGAATGAAGAAAGAAGATCGCAAAAACGAAAAGATTATGATTGATGTGATCTCAACTCATCACAAAAAGGTTGAGCTACTCATCGACCGCTACAAGTTTGTATGGACCGCCGGATATATTGCAGGGCGCGTAGGTAACAAAGAGGGTGATTACGAATAATGGCTAACTTACCGAAGAAAGGCGATCAGGTTCGATGTGTTACATCACGCAATGGTGATGCTTTCTCAGCGGGATGCTTGTATGACGTTGAAAAAGTAAGTAAAGCAAAGAGACTCGTATTTGTATACGGAGACGATGGAAATATTCATGAGATTGACTACCCGCAGGATATTACTAATGGCCAATTTGAAATTAATGATTGACCTGAATCTCTGAGCGGTGATAGTATTAATCCCGTAGACAGACGAGGCGCAAATAAGCGCAACGCGTGAGACGATTCTCACACTTCCAGCTAACAAGCTCGGTTGCATAGTGGTTAAGCAACGCCGCAGACCCGTAAGCGGCAACAATTCAAGAGGATTGCATAATGCAAAAAACTAAAGACGAATCAGTCAAAATTGAAATTAAAGTAACTCGCAACGGTGAAACCACTAGTTATAAAAAACGATTAAATCCTGGCGAGGCTGTTATTGGTCGCATTGCTGGCGTTATGATTAAGGCGCAGGAAGATGAAGCGATTCAAAGTTAAATTAATTATTCGAAAGATGGGAATGTTTTGCCAGTCGTGCAAGCAATCTTTCGAAACTGAATTATCAGCAACCAGTCAGGATGAAGCCATCACGAAAGCAAAAAAACTTTCCGGCGCTAACCTTGACACTCACAAAATAAATATTGAATTAATCAAGGAGATTTAACATGACAATTTTTTTATTGATTATCGCTGGTGTCATTATTTTTGGTGCTGGTTTGTTTGCTGGCTTCGCACTTGTGGCGGCAGCAATTGCGATGGACGCGAAGGATAAAACTGGTGTATGGCTGACCTACTCGCCTAAGAAGGATCAATGGGAAATGACTGGCGACCTTGCTCACTGCTACTCTAAAGCTCAGACCCACCCTAAAGGCATTAAACGACGATTATCGTGATAAATACTAACCCGCTTCGGCGGGTTTTTTTATGCCTGCAATATGGTAAAATAGCACTAAATGTTAAACAAAGAGGATGGATTTATGAGTGAACCTAAGAACGCCCCCGTAGTCCAGGGAGGTAATTTCAAAGAGCTATACAAGAAAAAGTTCGGCACTGTTCTTGCTAAAAACCGGGCAATGACGCCTGAGCAACTATTCGATCTGTCAGTTAAGTATTTCGAATGGGCTGAGGACAACGCAATCAAGGCGTCAGAATCAGCCAGCTTTCAGGGTGGCGTTTATGAATCGCTAGTTCATAAGCCGCGAGTCTTCACCTGGACCGGATACCGACTATTCATCGGTGCAAGCGAGGCAGCAATCATTAAGTGGAAGCGAGAGGAAGAATACAGTGAGGTTATGGAGTTTGTGGAATCGGTAATCAACGAGCAAAAATTCCAGCTTGCCGCCAACGGTGTTATTAATGCCTCCTTTATCGGTAAGGATCTCGGAATCGATAAGCCAGCCTCAATCAATATCGAAAACTCGTCAGCTTCCGCATCGACAGTAGTCGCCACCACTGAGGATGCAATGAAAGAGGCAGTAAATAGCATTCTTGACATGCTTTAACGTTACGGGCGCGCGAGCGCCCACATGGGAGACTTAATCATGATTCAATGGGAAGACCTTAACGCAACGCAGAAGTTAGCGATCAAGAAAATGAGCGAGGCCAATTTCGAAAAAATGATTCGGATCTGGTTCCAGCTTATGCAGGCGCAGCAGTTCCAGCCTAACTGGCATCACCTTTACCTATGTCACGAAGTGGAGGAAATAATTGCAGGCCGACGCGGCAACACTATCTTTAACGTCACGCCTGGTTCCGGTAAAACTGAAGTGTTCTCAATTCACCTTCCGGTATACGCAATGCTCAAGTGTAAAAAGGTGCGAAACCTTAACGTGTCGTTTGCCGACAGCTTGGTTAAGCGTAACAGTAAGCGTGTCCGTGAGATTATCAGCAGCAACGAATTTCAAGAGCTATGGCCTTGCAAGTTCGGCACATCGAAAGACGAGGAGATGCAGGTTCTTAACGAAGATGGAAAGGTTTGGTTTGAGTTGATATCCGCAGCGGCTGGAGGTCGTATTACAGGTTCGCGTGGTGGCTACATGACGCCGGGATTCTCCGGTATGGTAATGCTCGACGATATCGACAAGCCTGATGATATGTTCTCAAAGGTTAAGCGTGAGCGTACGCATATGCTACTGAAGAACACCATTCGCTCGCGCCGTATGCACAACGAAACGCCAATCATCGCAATTCAGCAGCGACTACACGCACAGGATTCAACATGGTTCATGATGAATGGCGGGATGGGGATCGAGTTTGATCAAATCTCAATTCCGGCACTGGTGACTGAAGAATACGGAAAGACGCTTCCTGACTGGTTACAACCATACTTCGAGCGCGACGTTTTGTCGTCTGAGTATGTAGAATTGGATGGAGTTAAGCATTACTCATTCTGGCCCAGCAAGGAAAGCGTTCACGACCTGTTAGCTCTTCGAGAAGCGGACCAGTATACCTTTGACTCTCAGTATCAGCAGAAGCCGATCGCGCTTGGTGGCTCCGTGTTCAATTCGGAGTGGTGGACTTATTACGGCAGCAGCCTTGACGCTGATGAGCCGGATCCTGGTAAATATGATTACCGTTTTATCACCGCTGATACCGCTCAGAAGACAGGTGAGCTAAACGACTACACAGTCTTTTGTTTATGGGGTAAGAAAAACGATAAGGTTTACTTTATCGACGGCATTCGCGGAAAGTGGGAAGCGCCGGATATGGAGAAGCAATTTACCGCTTTCGTCAACCAAGCATGGAGGCACAATAAATCAATGGGGGTGCTTCGTAAAATCTATGTGGAAGATAAGGCGAGTGGTACGGGCTTAATCCAGAATCTAAGGAAAAAGACTCCGATATCCATCACTCCATTGCAGCGTAACAAAGACAAAGTTACCCGAGCTATGGATGCCCAGCCAGTTATTAAAGCCGGGCGCGTGGTTCTGCCAGAAGAGCACCCCATGCTTGCGGAAATTATCGCGGAACATAGCGCGTTCACTTACGATGACACGCATCCGCACGACGATATTGTCGATAACTTCATGGACGCTGCAAACATTGAACTACTGACAATTGACGATCCTATCGAGAGAATGAAGCGACTCGCCGGGATGGTTAAGCGGTAATAAATGAGATATAATCAGGGCTGTCAATTGACGGCCCTTTTTATTGGAGGAAACATGAAAATTGTTAAGCATGATGGATATAACGATATTTTTAACGGCGGTGCAGACGGATCGCCTAAGCCATTCTTTATGTCTGATGCATCATATCACGTCGGTTCTTTCTACAACGACAACGCAACCGCGAAGCGAATTGTGGATGTTATCCCGGAAGAGATGGTGACGGCTGGTTTTAAAATGTCAGGCGTTAAGGATGAAAAAGAGTTCAAGTCTTTATGGGATAGCTACAAACTTGATTCAAGTCTGGTGGATCTTCTTTGTTGGGCGCGACTTTACGGTGGCGCGGCGATGGTGGCAATCATCAACGACAACCGGATGTTAACCAGTCAGGCAAAGCCTGGAGCCAAACTTGAAGGCGTCCGAGTTTACGATCGATTTGCTATCACTGTTGAAAAGCGAGTCACCAATGCAAGATCCCCTCGCTATGGTGAGCCTGAAATCTACAAGGTATCCCCTGGCGACAATATGCAGCCGTATCTGATTCATCACTCAAGAGTCTTTATTGCTGATGGTGAGCGAGTAACGCAACAGGCAAGAAAACAGAATCAAGGATGGGGAGCATCGGTATTGAACAAGTCACTGATTGATGCAATCTGTGACTATGATTACTGTGAATCTCTGGCTACTCAGATCTTGAGACGTAAGCAACAGGCTGTATGGAAGGTCAAAGGTCTTGCCGAAATGTGTGATGATGATGATGCTCAGTACGCCGCGCGCCTGCGACTTGCTCAGGTTGATGATAACTCCGGCGTGGGCCGTGCGATCGGTATCGATGCTGAGACTGAGGAATATGACGTTCTCAACTCTGATATCAGCGGAGTTCCTGAGTTCTTATCAAGCAAGATGGACCGCATCGTCTCCCTATCCGGGATCCATGAGATTATCATCAAGAATAAGAACGTAGGCGGCGTATCAGCGAGCCAAAACACAGCGCTTGAGACTTTCTATAAGCTAGTCGATCGCAAGCGCGAGGAAGATTACAGGCCGCTTCTTGAGTTCTTGTTGCCGTTCATTGTTGATGAGGAAGAGTGGTCGATCGAGTTTGAGCCTTTGTCTGTTCCGAGTAAGAAAGAGGAATCAGAGATCACGAAGAATAACGTTGAGTCAGTCACGAAGGCTATCACTGAGCAAATCATCGATCTGGAAGAAGCTCGCGACACGTTGCGATCCATTGCCCCTGAGTTCAAACTCAAGGATGGTAATAACATCAACATTCGCGAACCGGAAGAAACAACCGAACCGGAGCCGGGATTAGGGGAGAAGTTAGAAGATGAAAATTAATGGCGTTGCAACACAGTGGCGCTATCCTGAAATGAGCGAGCGCGCAATGTCGCGCTCCCTACAGGATGTTGCAGCCAAACTAACTGAAAAAATGCGTGACGAATTAAAGCCGATGAAATTTGACGCTACTGACGAAGAGATAGATCAGACAGAAAGGTCATTGCTTGATTACGTCGAATCACTCATCGCTCCGATTATTGGTTCTCTATCATCCGTTGCGCTCGCGATCTATAAATTCAACTCTAAGCAGTGGCTGCGCATCGCTCGCAATGCTGGAGGTAAGAAGAATCAAGCCGTGATGCTACTAGCCCTGATTGGTCCTACCGCTGCCGAAAGCTGGTACTCAGGACAATATAATCTGTGGCGATCGCAGGTGACTACTTCTATCAGGAAATTTGCCGCCAACATGGTTACTGATTTCACTGATAAACTTCGTGCGGCATCCGGTCAGGGTAAAAGCAAGGATTTTGTTGTTGAACTTGCTAAGGAGCGATTTGGTATTTACCGTAGCTGGGCCAAAAATAGAGCGTCGGGAATTGTCGGAACCTGGAACAGTAGACTGATGCGGCAGCGCATAAAAGACGCTGGTGTATCTTACTATTTCTGGCGCGGGGTGATGGATTTACGCGAACGTGAAAAACATGTAAGATGGGAAGGTAAGCGCATAGCGGTAGATTCCGATCACGTATTCCCGGGTGAAGAATACAACTGCCGCTGTTGGGCTGTTCCAGACTTTTCTACAGGAGATTAAAAATGAAGGCAAAGCAAAGATTCGATTCAGTAAAAATCAAGGCTCACTTTGATGATAACGGTTTTTTAGTTGACCGCCCAATCGTGGCGCGAATCGGCGCTCAGGTTTACAAAACGCCGCACGGCGATCGAGTTGAGTTCCGTCCGGCGTCCGAAGTTTTCAAGCAAGATTCCTTGCAAAGTTTTGCAGGCAAGCCGATAACAGTCGGTCACGTAACGGTGACACCCCAAAATGCTAAGGACGTTGTTGTCGGATCGTGTGCTGGCGCTGGTATTGCTTCAGGGGTTGGCGTTGAAGTTCCTTTGAGTATTTACAGCGACTACGCGATCAGCAAAGCTAAAGCGAAGGAGGCCGGGGAATTATCTGTAGGGTATACGTCGGTAGATATTGATAAGCCCGGCTGGGGTTCAAATGAGACTGGAGAATATATCTTCGAAGAGGATATGAAACAGGACGAAGCGCCGCCTGAAGGTTGGGTGAAATTCGACGCGGTACAAACTAATATCAAGGTCAACCATATTGCCCTAGTTTTTAAAGGTCGTGCGGGAATTGCTAAATTAAATCTTGATGCCGAACAGGAGTTCCCGTATGATAATAACGTTCAATTAACTAACGAGGACAAGCAAATGAAAAAAATTAAGATCGACTCAGTTGATGTGGAAGTAACCGAAGACGTTGCGAACCATATCGAAAAATTAACCGCGCAGATTGCCACCATTCAGGGGAAAGCTGATGGCTTCGAAGCTGAGCGCGATGCGCTGAAGGTTAAGGTTGACTCTCTGCCGGAACTTGTGAAGGCCGAGGTAGAGAAGCAAAAAGCCGATGCCGCCGCACGCGCAGAAGTTACCGCAGTAGCAGAAACCGCAGGCGTCAAACATGATGGTCTTGATATCAAAGACGTCAAGATTGCCGTAGTTAAAGCCATGCTTGATAAAGATGTTAGTGAAAAATCAGACGCATATATCGACGCTATGTTTGATGTTGCTAAAGATTCTGATATCATGGCTATTCAGCGTAAAGCAGTAAAAGGCGACTCTATCGAAGGCGGTAAGCCGGAAGAGAAAAACGACGCCGCGCCTGTTACGCCAAATTCACGTTTAAGCAAAGTAATGTAAGGGGAAATATCATGGCACAAATTAATGCATCTTATCAGCGAGATATGGCGATTGCGCTTCCGGGTATGGTTGCGGATACTTCAAAGTACAATATTGACGGCGCTTGTGTCGTTAATGAAGGTGATGTTCTTGTTGGCGCTGCCGTACAAGTTGTTCAAGCTCAGGCGGTTGATGGTCATAAGTTGGTTAAGGCTCTTACTACCGGAACCACTCCTTACGGCGTGGCAATCCGATCTCACTGGCAGACTGTTAACGCTCAAAATCAGATGATTTACGAAGATGGCGGCGCTATCAACGTGATGACTTCAGGCCGAGTATGGATGCTTTCCAAATCCACCGAAGCACCAACTTTCGGCTCTGCCGTTAAACTTGATGTTGATGGTCAGGAAAAATCTGATGGCACGATCGAAACAACCTGGACCTACGCTGGCGGTTGGACTAAATACAAAGATATTCAGCTTGTTGAGGTTCAGTTGCATCAACTGTAATTAGCGTTTAATATGGGGACTATCTTTTTTTTGGATAGTCCTTTTTTTATGGAGAAATCATTATGGCTTACGAAAATTTGTTCTTGCGCCCCGCGTGTCCGGGAAATATTTCTGATACTTCAACCTACAATATTGATGGAGCTTGTGTGGCTCAAGGTGACATTGGGTTCGGCTCAGCGGTTCAGGTTGTAGGCATCGTTGACGGTGTAAAAGTTGTGGCGGCGCTTCCTGATGGTGGAACTCCTTACGGTATCGCTTTCCGTTCCCAATATGAACACCTGAGCGGTAAAATCCTTGACGGTGAAGTGTGCAACGTCGTTTCTCACGGTCGCGTATGGACTCTTACTTCTCTTGGTGAGGCTCCCAGCTTGTTCTCAAAGTTACAGTTTGGGTCTGGTGGAGTTGTTACTGGTGGATCTGGTTCCGCAGGTTGGACATTTGCGGGTGGCTTTGTTAAGCATGAAGATGGCTACATCATTGAGGTTCAGGTGAAACAAAATGCTTTCATCGCTCCACCGCCACCGCCCCCTGTCGTTCTTGTTGAATCTGCTACAATCGCCACTGACAAGGAAAGCCCTCAACCAAACAATGTTACGATCCAGTGTGTAGCTAATGCTCTTCCGGATAATGCAACCGATAAGACTGGTAAATGGTCAATCGACGCTACCAATATCGCCACTGTCGATCCGGACTCAGGTCTTGTAACTCCTGTTGGTGGAGAGGTAGTCGGTGATTTCAATATTACCTGGACGGCTAACGATGCCAGCAAGACGACGGCAACTATTGCTTATCGCGTAGAAGCAGTGCCAACGCCAGAGGTTGATGCATAACATAAAAACACTTTGACGCTTTAACAAAAAGTGCTATTATTGAAGCCGTGAACATAATCACGGCTTTTTTATTAACTACGGAGAAGTAATCATGACTACTAAAAAATTTGATGAAGCAGATAAAAGCAATGTTGAAATGTATCTGATCCAGGCTGGCGTAAAACAGGATGCAGCCGCAACGATGGGTATCTGGACCGCTCAGGAACTACACCGCATCAAGAGTCAGTCCTATGAAGAAGACTACCCGGTCGGCTCCGCTCTACGAGTATTCCCGGTTACAACCGAACTCTCTCCGACCGACAAGACGTTTGAGTACATGACCTTTGATAAGGTTGGTACTGCTCAGATTATCGCTGACTATACCGATGACCTGCCTCTGGTTGATGCACTTGGTACTTCTGAATTTGGTAAGGTGTTCCGTTTGGGTAACGCGTATCTGATCTCAATCGACGAAATCAAAGCAGGTCAGGCAACTGGTCGCCCACTGTCAACCCGTAAGGCGAGCGCGTGCCAGTTGGCGCATGATCAGCTTGTTAACCGCCTGGTGTTCAAAGGTTCCGCACCGCACAAGATTGTGTCCGTGTTTAACCATCCGAACATCACTAAAATTACCTCCGGTAAGTGGATTGATGCATCTACTATGAAGCCGGAAACTGCGGAAGCTGAGCTAACTCAAGCGATCGAAACCATCGAGACGATTACTCGGGGTCAGCACCGCGCAACCAACATCCTGATCCCGCCTTCCATGCGTAAGGTTTTGGCGATTCGTATGCCTGAGACAACCATGTCTTATCTGGACTATTTTAAGTCTCAGAACTCCGGTATCGAAATCGACTCTATCGCAGAGCTTGAGGATATTGACGGCGCAGGCACCAAAGGCGTACTGGTGTACGAAAAGAATCCGATGAACATGTCCATCGAGATCCCGGAAGCATTTAATATGCTGCCAGCACAACCGAAAGACTTGCACTTTAAAGTGCCTTGCACTTCTAAGTGTACTGGTCTTACAATTTATCGCCCGATGACTATTGTCTTAATCACTGGCGTGTAATATTATAGGGGCTAACTTAGTTAGTCCCTTTTTTATTGGAGAAATCAAAATGGCTAAAGAAAAAACTGTTGTTATCGTAAACGTTGGTGTAGCTCTTCAGATGTTCCGTCTTGAAGATGGTTCCTTTGCTAAAGTTCTTCCAGATGAAGAGGTCACGCTTCCGGCGTCCGTTCTTGATTTGCCTGGCCTGCGTTGCTTAATTGCTCGCGAAGAAATCGAAGTTAAAGACGACAGTGCAACCAACCGCAAAATCCGCGCTGAAATGGCAAAGATCACTAAGCCAGATCCGTGGGATAGCAAAAGCGTTAAAGAGCTTGAGGACGGCGGCGAATATTAATCATCAAGGCGCTCATGTAGCGCCTTTTTTTATGGGGGTAATTATGAATCAAGAAACTTTAATTGCAGCTGTTGAGCAAATGCGAAAGCTGGTTCCGGCACTTCGTAAGGTTCCAGACGAAACGCTTTATGCGTGGGTAGAAATGGCTGAGCTTTTTGTATGCCAGAAGACCTTTAAAGACGCATACGTCAAAGCGATCGCTCTTTATGCATTACACCTTGCTTTCCTTGATGGGGCGCTAAAAGGTGAAGATGAGGATCTGGAATCGTACTCACGCCGCGTTACGTCATTCTCACTGAGCGGTGAATTTAGCCAGACTTTCGGAGAGGTTACGAAGAACCAGTCAGGGAACATGATGCTTTCTACGCCGTGGGGTAAGATGTTCGAACAGCTTAAAGCGAGACGCCGTGGTAGATTCGCATTAATGACAGGACTCCGTGGAGGATGCCACTAATGAACTACTCACAGATTGAAAGAATGGCTCGCAAAGGCGTGGCTTTCTTCACCGATCCGTCAAGACCTATGAACCTGATAAAACAAGGTGAATACGGATATGATGAAAACGGATTCGAGATCCCACCGATGGAACAGGTTATTCCAATATCCGGCGCGACGAGAAGACCGAACGCGCGTGAGATTGACGGGGAAACTATCCGCGCCTCAGATATTTTGGGGATCTTCAATAATGATCATGAAATAAACGAAGGTGACTATATAGAGATTGATGGCATTCGTCATGTTGTCGTTGATGCTCGCCCGGTTCAGGCGTCACTGGAACCAGTTGCCTATCGTCCAGTGTTGCGGAGGGTATCAGTCGGTGGCTAATTATCAGATTCGTAGATTTCAAGGCGAGATTGATGCGTGGATTAAGGCAGCTGAAAGCACGTTAGAACATGCCATTGAGATATTCGTAAGGGATGTTCACGACGCTCTTGTTAGCCGCTCCCCTGTTGATACAGGTCGATTCAAGGGTAACTGGCAGATAACTTTTAACGAAATCCCTAACCACGCATTAAACCGATACGATAAAACTGGCAGTGTCGTAAGAGGTGAGGAGCAGGCCAAAACTTATGGCATGTTCAGCCGTGGCGGCGCGATAACATCAGTTCACTTTTCAAACATGTTGATTTATGCAAACGCTCTTGAGTACGGTCATTCACAGCAAGCACCGAGCGGAGTTGTCGGTCTTGTGGCATTAAGGCTGAGATCATATATGGCTGACGCAATCAAGCAGGCAAGGAGACAGCAAAATGCACTATGAGTTATCAGCGGCGGCGCGAGCCGCTTTTCTATCAAAGTACAGAGACTTTCCTCACTACATGGAAAACAGAAATTTCACACCTCCTAAGGATGGCGGCATGTGGCTGAGGTTCAACTACATTGAGGGGGATACGCTTTATCTATCCATTGACAGAAAGTGTAAATCTTACATCGCAATCGTTCAGATCGGCGTAGTGTTCCCTCCAGGCTCCGGCGTTGACGAAGCAAGATTGAAGGCAAAAGAGATTGCTGATTTTTTCAAAGATGGTAAAATGCTTAACGTTGGTTATATTTTCGAGGGTGCAATCGTGCATCAAATTGTTAAACATGAAAGCGGGTGGATGATTCCGGTTCGCTTTACAGTACGAGTAGACACAAAGGAGACTTAATATGCACTTACCAAATGGCGCGCAAATTTTCGTGGAAACCTCTCGCGGAGAAGAGATAGAGGCGACCGCTGTCACTAACGAAAAAAATCCTGTTGCTACAGTTGCATCTAAAGGTGACTTAGTAAAAGGTGATTACGTTATTGTAACTCAGTCAACTTGGGCTAAGATGGTTAGTCGAGTACTAATTGTTACTGACGCTCAGGAAACAAGTATTACTCTTGCTGGAATTGACACTACTGATACTCTTGTTTTCCCGGCTGGCGGTACAATGAGCTTTGCAAAAGTTACTGGTTGGACTGAGATCCCTTGCGTACAGGAGATTGGTCAGGACGGCGGCGAGCAGCAGTATTACACTTATCAGTGTTTGTCCGACGATAAAGAACAGCAGATCCCTACGTTTAAATCTGCAATCTCGCTAACGTACACCTTCGCGCACGAATTTGATAACCCTATCTATCCTATTCTGCGTAAGCTGGATTCTTCTGGTCAGGTAACTGCGGTTCGGATGTATGTTCCAAAAGCGAACGAGATGCGCATGTGGGCTGGTATCTTGTCTTTTAACGACATTCCGTCTACGCAAGTAAACGAAATGGAAACGGTACAACTAGCCGTATCCCTGAAAGGTGACTTTACTTTCATCTCATCCACTCTGGCATCGCCTGGTGCTTAAATACCATCCATAGGGGGCTTGCGCCCCCTTATTCATTTCTGTAAAATCATCCTATCAACTCTATTCACTTAACTTTTAACAAAAAGTGCTATCAACCAATCAGGAGAAACATCATGGCTAAATTCAATTTCGTGTTGGGCCAGCTTCCAGACTTCAAACTTCCGGTGACGTTCACCATGCCAAACGGCGAGGATGCAACTATTATTTTTACAGTGCGCCACCTTTCCAGTAAAGAAGTGCAAGATATGTATGCGAAGCAGGGCGAAATGAATGATAGCGATTTCATCACTAAGATCGCGTCAGGCTGGAATCTGGAAGAAGAATTTAACGAAGAGAATACGCGTAAACTGGTACAGTATTATCCTTCCGCAGCGTACAACCTGACGGCAACTTACATCAAGGCGCTTGCCGGACACCGCGCAAAAAACTAAAAAGGGCGGTTTATCTGTTATATCAGAAACCGCCGACAGAAGAGCAATTACGATCGGTTGGCCTCAGTCTTTCTGACTATGAAGACGAGGAACCGGAAACGATAATCGGCGATACTGAAATGGTGAAGGCGTGGAATGTTTTTACGTCAATGCTCACTCAGTGGAGAAGTTCAGGCGCTGGAGCTTATGGTCTTGACTATAATGTTTTGCCTATGTTGTTCAAAATCTATAAAATAGAAGATGAAGAACTGGCATTGCAGGACGTTAGAATCATGGAAGCGAAAGCGCTTGAAATGGTTGCTAAGCAAAACAACTAAGCCGCCGTTTGGCGGTTTTTTCGTATATAGGGGGTTATATGGTTGATAAGGTAGCAGGTCTGTCGCTTGACGTTGATGTGTCAACAGTGCAGCGCGCCGTCAAGTCACTGAAAGAGTTTTCAAAGGCCAACGACCAGGCCGCTGATTCTATGGGTTCTTTAATCAATGAGTCAGAGGTTGCAAAACAGAAGGCCAAAGAACACGCTGAACAACTAAGGCGCCAGAGAAAAGAGTATGAGGCCGTGGAGAAGGCAATCGATCCTACAGTATCAAAAATGGAAAGGTTGAAGATTGCATCTCAGCAGCTTGATAAACTCTGGCAGCAGGGAGTCGTTCCAGATGAGACGTTTTTCCGTTTGGGTGAAATGCTGGATCTGCAAAACGCAAAACTTGCTCGCAGCCGGGCTATGCTTACGGAAGAAGGTCAGGCGGCATTGCAGGAAGCGAAAGCAAAAGAGCAGGCGGCAGCACGAAGCAAGGCGTTCATGGATGCCCTGAATGGTCAAGTTAACGCGATCGGCAAGACTCATGCTGAATTGATGGAACTGAAAGCGGCTGAGCTTGGTTTATCGAAAGAAGCAGCACCACTAATCGCAAAACTTAAAGATCAAGGCCGAGCTATGAATGCAGCAGGTATTAGCGCCGGGGAATACAGGCAAGCAATGCGAATGCTTCCTGCACAGATTACCGACGTCGTTACATCTCTTGCGTCCGGCATGCCAGTTTGGATGGTTGCCATCCAGCAAGGCGGTCAAATCAAGGACTCGTTCGGCGGGATTGGTAATACGTTTAAAGTGTTGCTGAGTTATATTAATCCAGTCACAGCAGGTATTGGCGTTCTTGTTGGTTCGTTAGGTCTTCTGGCGAAAGCTGGTTATGACTCTTACAAGTCAATAACTGATATTCAGAATGCGCTTATTGAGACTGGCGGTTATGCAGGTGTTACGGCTGAAGATCTTGATTCAGTGTCTAAAAAGATCGCGCAGACAAGTAACTCAACCATTGGGAGTATTCGCGAGATTGTAACGGAGTTGGCAAGTTCTGGTAAGTACACCCGCGAGCAGATCCAGAACATCACTAAGGCTACCGCAGAGTGGTCAGCGTCAACAGGAAAATCAGCAAGTCAAATTATTTCTGAGTTCGACAAAATCGCAAGCGATCCGGTAAAAGGTCTGAAGAAGTTAAATGAGCAATATAATTTCCTTGAAAAAGGGCAGCTTACCTATATCGATACATTAAGCCGGACGAAAGGAGAAACTGAGGCAGTATCTGAAGCAACGAAATTATTCGCCGACGTAATGGAAAAGCGAATGAAGTCAATAGCGGATAATGCTACCCCTCTGGAAAAAATGTGGAACGATATTAAACAATGGGCTTCGGACGCGTGGGGATGGGTGGGTGATCATACACTTGGGGCGCTAAACCTGATTATTGATGTGGTTCAGGGTACAGTGATTCAGGTAAAAATGATTCTTGCGAAAGGTGACGAATACATCTCAAACTTTATTGCCTCTGCGATTAAGGCTACACAGTCTCTTCCTGGTATGAGTGATTTCGGCGCTGATGTACTGAAGGAGCAGGAGAATATTGTAAAAAGTTCTCGCGACAACTACGATCAGTTATCTTCAGAGCTTGACGCTATTAACGCTCGTGTAGAAAAAGGAGAGATGGGATACATTGAAGCAATGAGGCAGCGTCGCACTCTTGAAAAGCAGTACAGCGAGGAAACTAAGGAGGCAATAAGGAAAGAAGCAGAAGAGATCGAGAAGCGAAACCGAGAACGAAATAAGCAGTCGAAAATTGTACGCTCACCGACAGAGCAATTCGACAAGGAGTTAATTTCACTCAAGGCTCAACTTAAGGTATTGCAGGAGCACAAGGAGATCGGGCAAAAACTTTCCGCACAGAGAAAGGCGTTGTTTACAACTGAGGCTACGATCGCTGTTCTTCGCGAAGCCAGCTCTAAGCGTCAGTTGTCTGCGGAAGAAAAAGCGTTGCTGGCAAGTCAGGAGAGAGTTATTGAGCTTGCAAAACAGAAGGCCGAGATTGGCGATCAGATTGTTAAGCAACAACAGTTGAATGATCTTACCGATAAATCTCTGAAGTTTGTCAATGAGATGACGGCGGCGACAGAACAGCTTAACGCGTCACGCGGTCTTAGCACGCGCGAAATGGAACGACAAGCGGAACTGGCTAAAATAACCACTGATTACATCAACTCTGGAGGTAGTGAGGGAGACGAAAAACTCCAGAACATGATTAAGGCGCAAAATGATTACTACGCTGCGGAAGATGCCAAGCGTGCTGACTGGTTAGCTGGTGCTGAAAGTGCTTTTGCTGATTACGGTGATGCAGCAATGGATATGTACGGCAATGTTAACGATATCGCGTCAAGTGCACTTAACGGAATGTCAGATATGATGGTTCAATTTCTGACCACAGGAAAAGCGAACTTTGAGGACTTTGCGAAAAATATCATCGGCATGATTATAAAGATGATTGCTCAGATGGTAATCTTCAATACGATCTCAGGCATGATGGGCGGTAAGACGTGGAGCTTTGCTGGAGGGGCGTCGTCTGGTGCTTCTGCGGCATCACAGGCAACCCCTACACCTGCCGCTTCTGTTTTTAGATCTGCATCATCCGGCGGGGCCGCTGTATCACTTGCTGCCGCAGCGGGTAGCGTGGCAACCTCTGGATTCAACGCATCAAACTCGGCGCCAAAGGCGATAAACCATTCAGGAGGTGGAACGGTAGTTGATGTTAGTGGAATGGAGGTGAGAGTTGACAACGGCTCAGATCCGAGGGGGATTTCTCAGGGTGTAGAAATGATGTTCAAAAAGATGATTCGCGAGTCTTGTTCGCAGGGCGGCGAGGTTTATAATTACATTCAGGAAAAAACAGGAGGCTAATAATGGCTGCACTTGACACTTTCGGTTGGTGTACGCAGGTTCAAGGGGGCGGCGGCTCCCTTACCACTACCAATAACGACCGCTCCATCCAGTTTGGTAACGGCTACATGCAGCTTGCATCGTCTGGATTTAACACCACTCGACGCGAGTATTCAGTCGTCTATGCCGGGGAAGATTTCATGGCTGTTTACGACTTCTGCAACTCTCACCGCATAAAGCCGTTCGCATGGACGCCGCCGGACGGGAAGATCGGAATATGGGTTGTAAAGCCTAACAGCTTGGGAGCTAAGCCAGTATCACGCGACGTGATGGAAATTAACGTAACGTTTATGGAGCAGTTTACATCTATGGAATAGCACCTCATGACAAAAGCCCGCCTTGCGCGGGTGGCGCTCAGGTTTACAGATTTCACGGAGAGAATATCCAGTACACTCCAGAAGAAATAATGCAGGCCCAGCAAACCGGAACACTACCGCCGAAAGAAATTACATTCCGTGGTGAGCAATACGGAGCGCGCCCGTTCGGTATATCCGGGATCTCGTTTGATAGTTCCGGCAAGGCAACAAAACCACAATTAACAGTGGCAAATATTGATAGCAGAGTGTCGGCAATGATTCGCGCATATAACGGATTGATGCAGGCGAAGGTGACAATCTGGATCACTCAAAAGGACTTAATTCAACCTGACGGCTCAATCGCTGATGGAGCTTACCGTAAACTGGTATACTATATCGAACGCCCGAGCTATGTCGATAAGAGTGTTGCGTGGTTCGATCTCACATCACCGTATGATATGGATGGCATCATGATCCCATCTCGACTCACACAAAGCGTATGCTATTGGGCGCAGCGTGGATGGTATAAAACCGGGAAGGGCTGCGGATATAACGGGCAAAACGGTTACTTTGATAAAGACAATAACCCGGTAGATGATCCTTCACTGGACTTTTGCCCAGGAACGGTAACGGCCTGCCGCCTGCGATTCGGCGCAAACAATGAATTGGATTTTGGCGGTTGCGCTGTCGCTTCACTACAGAGGAAAAATCAATGATTAGTGCAAAAATTAAACTTGAAATTATGACTCACGCTCAAGAAGAATACCCACGCGAATGCTGCGGGGTAGTCACCCAAAAGGGCCGATTGCAAAAATACCATCGCGTTGATAATGTACATCGCGATCCTGAGAATCACTTCATGATGGACGCAGTGCAATACGCATGTATTGAGGACGACGCAGACTCAACCACGATCGCAATTGTCCACAGCCACACCGGTGACGGAGCTACAACTCTTCCCAGCGCTCACGATACGTGCATGTGTAATGAGATGGAAGTGACCTGGATTATTGTTAGCGTGCCGGAAGGAGATATGCGCTTTGTGAAGCCTGAGAAATTGCCCCTGATTGGTCGCCCGTGGTCGTTAGGCTCCTTTGATTGTTACGGCCTTGTGATGGCGTGGCATAAAGAGCATGGCGTAGAGTTGCGCGATCGCCGATTGAATTTTGAATGGTGGAAGCCTGAGCACGGACTTAATCTCTATCAGGATTATTACAAGCAAGATGGATTCGTAGAGATTCCAGATCAGAATAACCCGTCATTCGGTGATATGGTAATCATGCAGATAGGGCAAAACGTTCCGGTATGGAACCATGCAGGGATTTACCTGGGAGATAATCAGATCTTGCATCATGCCTTCGGCAAGCTATCTCGTCGTGATATTTATTCCGGATGGTATCAGGATCACACTGTTTTAATTGTTCGCCATAAGGATCTCAAATTATGAATGATGTAAAAGTAATCAAATTATCAGGTTCACTTGGAAGGCGCTTTGGCGTCTTTCACCGATTTGCTGTTGACTCTTACCCGGAAGCTATCCGGGCGCTATCTAGTCAGGTAGACGGATTTAAAGAATACATGCAAAGTGAGGTAGGTTCGCGTAGCAAGTTTGCAATATTTGTGGACGGCGTTAACGTAGGCCACCATGAAGAGGAGAAATTCAAGTGCGCAAAAGAGATAAGAATTGTGCCGATCCCAACTGGTTCTAAGTCCGGCGGTCTATTCCAGGTGGTATTGGGAGCGGCAATAATGGTTGCGGCATTCTATACTGGAGGCGCATCTCTGGCGTTAATGGGTACAATGTCCTCATCACTGTTTATGATGGGCGGCGCTATGGTGTTGGGTGGAGTGATGCAGATGATTTCACCGCAGCCGGGAGGCGCAAACTTTGAAGTTCAATCAAGCAAGAATAAACCTTCTTACGCGTTCGGCGGTGCTGTCAATACGACGGCGGCTGGATACCCTCTCCCGGTCCCGTATGGATATCGCGCCGGAGGTGGCGCAACTTTCTCAGCAGGTTCTTATGCCGAGGATATGAGTTAAAATTAACCCGCCTTGCGCGGGTTTTTTTTCGCCTGTATAATGAGTCCACCGATAAATAGCACAAAAAGGTAAACATCATGATTCAAAAAGTGATAAGTGGATCTAAAGGCGGCTCGCCTAAGCCTCATAATCCAGTTGAGATGGAAGACAATCTAATCTCAATCAACAAAATCAAGATCCTGTTAGCTGTATCTGATGGTGAAATTGACGAAACATTCAGCCTGAAGCAGTTGATGTTTAACTCAGTCCCGGTGCAAAACGAGGATGGATCGTTCAACTTCGAAGGGGTAAAGGCTGAGTTCAGGCCGGGAACTCAGACGCAGGAATACATCAAGGGCATGGAGGATAGTTCCAGCGAGGTAACTGTAAATCGTGAGGTTACTACCGATAACCCATACACGATCTCAGTGACCAATAAAACACTATCGGCAATACGCATCAAAATGTTCATGCCTCGCGGTGTACGAATTGAAAGTAACGGTGATAAAAATGGCGTAAGAGTTGAGTATGAGGTGCAACAAGCTGTTGATGGCGGTTCGTTTGAGACTGTTCTTACTGACGTAATTGAAGGCAAAACAATGTCAGGTTACGACAGAAGTCGACGTGTAAACCTGCCTAGCTTTAACAACCAGGTAATATTCAGAGTTGTTCGAAAGACTCCAGACTCTAACGACTCTAACGTTGTTGATGCGATCCAGGTAAAGAGCTATGCCGAGGTGATTGATGCCAAATTCCGTTACCCTCTGACAGGTCTTCTTTTCGTCGAGTTCGACTCGAAGATGTTCCCAAACCAGTTACCTACGATCTCAATTCGTAAGCGCTGGAAGATTGTAAACGTTCCATCAAACTACGATCCGGAATCACGAACCTACAACGGCAATTGGGATGGGACTTTCAAGAAGGCGTGGACTAACAACCCGGCATGGGTTCTATACGATCTGATGATTAATCAGCGCTACGGTCTGGATCAGAAGGAGCTTGGAATCTCCGTCGATAAATGGGCGCTCTACGAGGCCGCGCAATATTGCGATCAGATGGTTCCTGATGGGAAGGGCGGGACGGAGCCTAGATACCTTTGCGACGTGATAATTCAGTCACAGACTGATGCGTACAAGGTGATTCGAGATATTTGCTCAATATTCCGTGGCATGAGCTTCTGGAATGGTGAAAGCATCTCGGTAATCATCGACAGACCGCGTGAGCCTGCGTACATCTTCACTAACGACAACGTTGTTAATGGTGACTTCTCCTATACGTTCGCAAGCGAAAAGAGTATGTACACGACGTGTAACGTGATGTTTGACGATGAACAAAACATGTATCAACAGGACGTTGAGCCAGTATTCGATCGCGAGGCGACTCTGCGGTTCGGTAATAACGTAACCAGCATTACAGCGATAGGTTGCACGCGTCGAAGCGAGGCTAACCGACGAGGGCGATGGATTCTGAAGACCAACCTTCGCAGCACTACGGTAAACTTCGCGACCGGACTGGAAGGGATGATCCCGACAATCGGAGATGTTGTGGCAATAGCTGATAACTTCTGGTCAAGTAACTTGACGATGAACCTATCAGGGCGCTTGCTCGAAGTGTCTGGAAGTCAGATTTTCTTGCCGTTCCGTGTGGATGCACGCGCGGGTGACTTTATTATCGTAAATAAGCCAGATGGCAAGCCCGTGAAGCGCACAATCTCAAGCGTTAGTGCGGATGGCAAGACTATAGAGATTAACATCGGCTTTGGCTTTCCTGTAAAGCCTAACACGGTATTCGCTATCGACAGAACCGACATTGCGTTACAGCAGTACGTCGTGACAAAAATCGATAAGGGCGATGATGACGAGGAATTTACCTACAAAATCACGGCGGTGGAGTACGATCCTAACAAGTACGATGAGATTGATTACGGAGTTAACATCGACGACAGGCCGACGAGCATCGTTGAACCAGATCAGATCCCTAGACCGGAAAACGTGCAAGTGTCCTCAGAGTCGAGAATCGTCCAGGGGATGAGCGTAGAAACGATGATTGTTAGCTGGGATAAAGTGCCGTACGCAGTTTTCTATGACGTACAGTGGAGAAAGGATAACGGCAACTGGCAAAACGTTCCGCAGACAGCAAACAAAGAGGTTTATGTTGAAGGGATTTACGCTGGCAACTATCAGGTTCGCGTTCGCTCCGTAGCTGGTTCCGGTACGACTTCAGGATGGTCAAATGTCGTAGCTGCGACGCTGACGGGCAAACAAGGTGAGCCGGGTGGACCGATTAACCTTACAGCTACGGATGATGTTGTTTTTGGTATCCGTACAAAATGGGGGTTCTCTGATGGTTCTGGAGATACGGCCTATACAGAGTTGCAACAGTCACCAGATGGAACAGTGGATAACGCAAGTTTGCTTTCTTTGATTCCGTACCCGCAGCATGAGTATTATCACTCACCGATGCCTGGAGGGAATATTGTTTGGTATCGTGTAAGGACGGTTGATAGGATCGGTAACGTGTCTCAGTGGACTGATTTTGTCAGAGGTATGGCATCAACAAACGTTGACGATATCATTGGGGAGATTTCTGTCGATATCGAAAACTCGCCGGGTTACGAGTGGCTTGTTGATAACGCAACCGACAACGCGGCGCAGAACGCAGCTAACGCAGAGGCAGCAATAGAAAACGCGCTCGCCAATGACAAAGACGCGATCTACATGAAGAAGGAGAACGGAAAACGAAAAGCTGAGTACACGAAATCACTGAAACTTATTGCTGATGAGACGCAGGCGCGAGTGACGGCGATCGAGCAATTGAAGGCAAGTTTTGGCGATCAGATTAGCGCTAGCAACAGCGAATTGCGTGAAGTTATCGCAACTGAGACTGGAGCGCTATCGCGTGAAATTGACCAACTCAGGGCAGAGATTGGTGATGATATCCAGGCAAGTTTGACCGATATCAGAGAGGCTATAGCAAACGAGACTGAGGCGAGAACGCAAGCTGACTTGTCGTTAAGCGCGAGGCTTGGGAATAATGAGGCAGCACTTTCTCAAAAACTTGATTCGTGGAGCAATGCAGATTCGACTGGTGCAATGTACGGCGTCAAGCTCGGTCTGAAGTATAACGGCCAAGAATACAGTGCAGGCATGGCTATGTCTCTGATTGGTTCCGGAGCTGCGGTTAAGGCGCAGATTTTGTTTGAGGCATCACGATTTGCCATCATGAATGGAATGAATGGTCAGACTCAGTACCCATTCGTTGTTGAGAATGGCCAGGTTATTTTAAGTAGCGCGATTATCAAGAACGGATTCATCACTAACGCAATGATTGGAAACTTCATCCAGTCGAATAACTATGTATTTAACCAGTCCGGATGGAGGCTTGACAAGGGTGGAACATTCGAAAACTACGGAAGTGACGGTGAGGGTGCAATGAAGCAAACTAATACCACAATATCTGTTAGGGATGCGAGTGGTCGCCTGAGGGTTCAGATTGGCAGGTTGACTGGTTCATGGTAATATCAAGGGCATCGAGAGATGCCATTTTCTTTTGGAGGATTTATTATGGCGTACGGTATATCAACTTGGGACGCAAATGGCGTTTATAATAACTATGGAATTAAGCCTGTTACGGTTGTTGGTTGGAACTTTTTGTCAGCAGGACAGAATTCAGCATCGTTCAGCTATCAAGTTCCTCCTGGTATGCATGTGAACTACGTTATAAGCCTTGACGATGGCGCCATTAGTGGGCCTGGCAGGAAAATTATTGCTAGCGGTAATACGATAACAGTAACGCCAACAAACTCACCTGGGCCAAACGTGTACCCATCATCAAACTGTTACTTAATAGCATATCTGGAGAATGATTAATGTCATACGGTGCTTTTATAGATGTAAACGGAAACCCATTCATAACCCCGTTATCCACGCCATTCGCCTTATATGAGAGAGGGGAAATTCAATCAGTAAATGTTAGTGGTTCACAGGTTGCGGAGAGATATGTTCGGATACCTACAGGTGTTCCGGTTATAGCTTTTTGCAAAACAACAAACACGCAGCAGGGGACCGCGCTTTCAGCCTTTACTTTCAGAAGCGGACCCAATGTTGGAACTGTTTATATAAGGGGGACAAATCCAGCAAACCAATCATACACGCTAACATACTACATATTTGCCATATTTGAGCAGTCACTACCGAGCTGGGGTATGGCAATATGGGATTCGTCAGGAAAGCTAGTGCTGACAAATGAGACAAAAGTCCTTAGTGATTTGGTTACAATCGGCACTCCTGGATACGCTGGAGGTGGATTAAACATAGACACAACACTCAGCGGAAGCTACGCAGTTGTTCCAACTATACTTGGCAACTATCAAATTGTTATTGGCAGGCTGCCAACTGGGCAACCCATAATAGGAAACTCAACAGCAGGCAGCTCATGCAGGTACAACGGGAGCGCAACTAGGATAAATGCAGCAGCAACCACAGCGGCAGGTCAGATAATGAACACCACGAATAATGGAAATATCATAACAGCAATCAACACAGCAGCGTATGACTAAGCCCCTTGCGGGGCTTTTCTTTTATATCGAGCAATCGTGAGACTTGAAGTTTTTCTCTGATACGTAGTTGAATGAGAATGGGTATCCAGCACGCAATAGCATCTCCTCTCCGCGCATCTTAGATCCAAAAACGTAAACCGAGTACTCTGCGCCTCCTGATTCATAAATTGCCGTACAAGTGCGCTCAGGCATCGATGAGCAACCAGTCAGGATGAATGCCGCAGCGATAATGGTGATTAACTTTTTCATTTGTATGTCCTCGTCGTTAGTGTGATTGCATTGTATGTCGCATTTACTTTTATTGCAATAGCACTATTACAATTTTTTCGTGTAACAGGTGTCTATTTTTGTAACCGGAGCGGGTGTTACAAAATCCACCCCATCCGACCGCAGAGGGATATGATAAAAACTCTATATAATATATATAGATAGATAATATTTAATTTTAGCTTTATATATAATTATTGTTGTGTAACAGTTGTCTATTGTGTAACTGGTGATTTGATTGATTCGTCAAATTTCTATCATATATGTTCAAAATTTAATCAATATGGATTCTACTTGTAGCTATCTCTGTATTTCTAAGAAAAAGCGGTTACAAGTATTACACAGTAGACATCACATAAAAATAGACTTAAGCCATTGATTCCGTTAATGCTGGTTGTAACTTGAGCGATATAGACACGCTATTACACACCAATTACATGTATCCGATTGACTAAACGCTGTTAATGGCTATAATGGATTCATCGTAAACGAAGGAGATAAACGCAATGTTCCAAGTATTCACATCAAGTCAGCTTTCTAATGACGAGTATCATAGCAACGAAGGTTGGGCGGCAGAGTATGTAAGCGGTTCGAGCCTTGCAGAAATTTATCAGACTTGCCCGGCTAACTGGCGATTCAAGAAGAACGAGACGACTAAAGCGCTGGAGTTTGGTACTCAGTCGCACACCAACTTTGAGAGCCGAGATCTGTTTACTGCATCGTATGCGCGTTGTCCGGCTCCGGCAGAGTTTAAAGATCTCATTACTTCGCAGGCGGCGCTGGCAGCAAAATTAAAATCTTTTGGCCTGAAAGGTACATCCGGTAAGCAGTACCCGGACCTCATCAAAATGATGGTTGATTGTGGCGAAGACCTTAACGTTCAATACCTGATTGAACTGATCGCAGAGGCTGAGGCGCGCGCTGAAGGAAAGAAACTCGTCGACGCTGATAAATACGACGCCTGCATGAAGATGAGAGCTATACTTGAACAGAACCCCGATCATGAAGCGTGCATCAACAGCGAAACAGCGCAGCGTGAAATCTCAATATTCGGTGAAATATCCGGCGTCAAGGTTAAGGTTCGACTAGATCATCTTGACTACAAAGAGAATGTACCAGGTCGTGTACTGACTGGTTATGATGAGAATGGTGATCCGGTATTTGAAGACGTAATTTTCCCGGAAGCACTGATTATCACAGATTTCAAAACTACGATGAGCGCCAACCCGTTAGAGTTCCCGAGACTGGCATACAATCACGGTTATTACCTGAAGATGGCATTGCAGCATGACCTGCTACGTCGCGCAATCCAGGCTGGCGCTTTTGAAGGAAACTTCCCGGAAGATATTCCGATCGTAGTTCGATTGCTTGCGCAGGAGAAAAAAGAGCCTTATATCGCACTGGCTTACCGTATGACTATGGAGCAAATCAGGATCGGTCGTAACCAGTACATTAGCGTAGTCCACACTTACAAGGCTTGCTCTGAAATGGATGTTTGGCCTGGGTACGCTGGCGACGCAAGCGAGATCGAACTTGAAACGCCATCATGGGTGCGTTACCAAAATAAGTAAACGGCACAAATAGCTAAACAAATAATTAATGAGGTGTTATAATGCACCTCATACACCAATCAGGAGAAGTTAAGATGCAATTATCACCAGAAACAAACGAAATCCTTCCTGCACTGTTCAATGCTCGCAACAAATTCGCGAAAGCAAAGAAGGACGCTAAAAACAATCACCTGAAAAACTCATACGCAACTCTTGATGCAATGATGGCGGCAGTAAGCCCAGCACTAACCGATAACGATATTATGATCCTGCAATCAATGCTGGATACCAGCACTGAAACAACTTTCCATCTTGAAACTATGCTTATTCACAAATCCGGGCAGTGGGCCAAATTCTTCATGATGATGCCGATTGCAAAGCGCGATCCGCAAGGCGTAGGTTCCGCAATGACGTATGCTCGACGTTACTCATTAGCCGCAGCGCTGGGGATTAGCCAGAGTGATGACGATGCTCAGCTTGCAGTGAAATCTGTCAAGGACTGGAAAAAAGAACTTGATGCGTGTGAAGATATCGAATCACTGAAAGAGGCATGGGCTAACGCTTACCGCCAGACGGACACGGCAAGCAAGTCAATCATTCAGGATCACTACAACGCACTTAAGGCTAAGTTTGAGATCGGTAAAGCTCGTGGCATTCGCCCGGCGCAACCGGAACAGAAAAAACAGGTTGAAGCAACGAGCGCGAAGCCTGTACAATCTCAATCAATCACCAACTTCGAATAACCATCAGGGCGGCTTCGGTCGCCCATAAATTTTAGGAGAGAAATAATGCATATTATCACTGGCGAGATCCGCAAAGAACCTAAGATTCTTGAACGTAACGGCGGCAATACTTATATCATCGAACTGGCAGAAAGCTATAAGCCTCGCGATGGCGATCGTGAATACACCAACTACACATTCTTTTTTAGCGATGGTGGAAAGCCTGGCCTTGCTGACTGGTATCGTGAAGCGTTCCAGGTTGGTCGCGTAGTATCAGTGTCGTGCGAAACTCTGAAAATCTCATCCCGTGAGCACAACGGAACTGTTTACAATTCATTGCAGGCCGCTGATTTTCCTAAGCTGGTATTCAGTCAGCGAGGACAAAGCAATCAACAACAGCGATCGCCTCAGCAACAACAGCGAACTCAACAACAACCACAACCGAACCATCAGTCAACATTTGACGATGATATCCCATTCTAATAAGAAAGCCCCGCATTGCGGGGCTTTTCTTTATGATTGTTTAAGTGATTTTATTTCTTCTTTTAGAGAAGATACTTGCTTTGAAAGCTCCTGTATCGCAGCTATAGCGTCAAGCAAAAGAACGTTCTCATCCAGTGATAGCGTGTAATCTTCTCCATTCATATTTCCGTACTTTCTAACGTACTGACTATCTATGCTCATAAGTTGTTGAGCTATGAACCCTCTCCTTACAGTTTTCTCCTTGTCATAATTGTATGTGAATGATCGGTATTTCATTTTCATCAAATTATCAAGCGCCAATCTTGTTTCAATATCATTTATGTCGCTTTTAAGTCTCTCATCTGACACTGGAGACTTTGAAAATATATAGTTGACAGTACCTGAGTTATTCCCAAACGTTATGTCGTAACTCTCAGCGTTGAACGATGTATTCCTTACAATGTTACCGTTTGGCTGATTACCTGAAGCTATATCATAATCGTACACCTGAGATATTACCGCGTGGGGGTGAGAACCATTTGGAAAAATAAGCGAACCAAGAGAGATAAAATTCCTCCAACCGCCGTTGGATACACCAACGCCGCCACCAACTAAACCAATATAACCGCTGTACTGAGAACTCATCCATGTGTTAGCCAATGTCAAATAGGTATTACCTGGAGCATATCCAGTTCCATTTGGTACTAGACCCTTGTTAAAAATCAACTTTCCGTCCAGTTTGAAATCCCACGTTGCCGCGCCCTGCTTATATCTGTCATTGATTGTTGTTATCCTTGTCCATATATCTATTTCATTACCTCCCTGCAATTCGAAAGAGGATCTGTACTTATCAACTTCACCAACCTTGAATTTTGAATCAATCCTGCCGCCTGAAGAATCGGAACCGCTTGGCGGCTCAGAGTCTACATTTTTATAAATAGACCAGTCGTTTACTTTTAGGCCTTTCTCAACCCAACCCTTAGTAGTTGCGTCCATATTGCCTTCAGGATCTTTAAGTAACTCTAATGGGGCGTCTGGCCTCAAGTTTTTCCATGATTCTAATTTATCCTCAAGACCAGCTAAATTACCGTCCTTAGTTAAAAGATTGTCAGCATTAACGCTATTTGCTGCGTCTTTCGCTTCCTGAGCACTTACTGCCGCCGCGTCTTTTGAACTAACCGCATCATCACGCGCCGATTGAGCATCGTTCTTTGCAGAGGTTGCAGTTTGTGCTGCCGTTTGAGCGTCATTAACGTAACCTGATAAATCACCTTTCGCCTCATTAATGGCCTGAATCGCTGCCGCCTCTTCAGTGTCAATGTGAGTGATGACAGATGATTCCTTAGATCCGATATCAGTAATAGCCTGTTCCTTTGCTGCATTAATACTACCTACAGCACCGTCAACAATTTGTTGAGTCTGGTTCTTGATTGAGTTAGTTTCATCGCGTGCAGCGTTGGCTGCGTCACGCGCTAATTCAGCCTGATTTTGCGCAGCTTGAGAATCAGGTTTCGCCTTATTCACCTCAGTAACTATTTGCTCAAGTTTATCCATATCAAGCTGATTGATGATATCAAGAGCCGCAGCAATCTCAGTTTCTTTGCTCTGGTAGTATCGCAGCGTTTCAGCAACGTTTTGAGCTAAGCCGTTTACAGTCAGTGAATCGTTAAGCAGGATCACATACTTACCGTCAGCGGCAGTCTGACCATCCGTAGAGATAGCCTTTAACTCAGTGTCGCTCACGATATCGCTGATTACAGCCAGCTTAATTGGTTGCTCCAGGAATACGATAGTTGCACCTACTCGAATCAGAGCAAGCTGATCCTTCCATTTTGTATCGGTTCCGCGAACCGTTCCATCTGCATCCATTGATGCTGTACCGCGTCTATATAAAGCCATAGTATAAACTCCTTAAGTAAATAGCACTAATTGCTAAACGCTGATTTTATCATTGTGCTATCCGACTTGCAATGGACAATAAAAAACCGCCAGAAGGCGGTCAGAGTAGGTCACTTGCTGAGAATAACTTGGCTTGCATTCCTGAGCGGTATCCTCCAGGATTTGGGATGATTATTTTTAATTGTCGGTCGTCTGCCATGTATAAAGTCTCCTTGTCTGAAGGTTCGCACGCAACCCTTACTTCTCGATCCCCTTTATATCTGTATGCAACCATTTCCAGATTCTCAGGAGTGAAGCAGGCCCATACCTCTTGCTTTGTGTGAAATGCAATATGCTGAGCATCAATCCAATTAAGGCATAAGTAGATCGCTTTTTCTGTTTTACCAGTCACGGCAACCGAGCAACTTGTGTATTTCTTAGCGTAAAATGACTCCCTACCCTCCTCATCAATAATCAAAATATTACAAAACTCATCATCAAGACCGTCCTCGTGTACAAGTTGACATGGTATGGTGTGAAATACGCTCTCGCCGCCATCCTCGCGACGTTTTACGCCAACGTCGAATGATTCAGTAGGTAGAGATTCAAACATGCTTAGAGGTGTGTTTACGCGCTTCTCTGTGCGCTCCATGACTTTCATCACCGCTTCATGATCTGCCATCATGACATTGACACCAGATACCGGAGTTCGGCGCGCTTTCTTGTTTGCCTTGACGATGTATTCCTGCGGAACTTTTCCGAGAAATCTTCCCAGGATATTTATGCATTCGCTATACGGCATACCAGTTAATTTCATTAGCCACCCGATCCCGGAGTCGTTACCGCATGAGTTGCAGATCGCACCTCCGTCGCCCGGAGTGTTCAGGTTATCAGTCCAGCGAAAGCGGTCTTTACCTCCGCAGTTAGGGCAAGGTTGGTGCTTCTTATTAAAAACATCATTCGGCAATCCGCAGATTGATTGGAAAGCCTCGCGCCATAACCCCTTCATGTACGGCAAAACGTCCTCTTTCTGAAACATCATAAATTCTTCGTTCACTTCCAGATCTCCAAAATAAAAAACGCGTAGAAGGATGTTAACCCGCTACGCGTCGTTTGTTTTAACTAAAAATGCTATTGGTCGTTCCGATATCTTCCTTCTTCACGACGCGCATAAATTTCTTGTTCTTGCATCGCTTCTCAAGGCACTTGCCGTTACCGTCAAACTTCAGGTCGAATCGCAACCATGCGGCACGAAATCCTTTGCACCCCTGTCGGCGGTAAGCGCGATGCGCAGCTTCAGCGCCTTGCCATGAAATCATATTTCGATCTTTCCAGCCTTGCACCGTCTGATTGCTAACTTTTAGAGCCTTTGCGCAGGCCGCAGGGCCGCCGTAATATTCGATAAGAGCATCAAGTCGCGCTCGCAGTCCGGCGCGTGTTTCTTCTTTATGAATATAGAACCCGCAACGCTGTCGAGGCTTTTTATCTTTACCGCGCCGTGTTCCGTTGTTACCATTGATGTGACGTTTATCGATTTTACCAGTTGATTCTGCGATACGTTGAATACTCATCTTGATTCTCCTATAGCACTTTTTGCTAAAAACGTTTACTTTATGCCGTGTATTATAGCGTAAACGTTACAACGATTCAAAGGATTAATAGCCGTGACAATGAACATTAAAAAACAGATTGCGTTACTTGGAGAGGACTACATAAAGCGAACTCAGGAGCGATTCACTGTAGGTGAGGTAGTTCCTTATCCGTATCAGGTTGTTGCTTACGCCGAGATCGCGAAGCGCTTGTCAAATTATGAGCACCCATTCTTCGTTAAAGCGTCTGTATCCGCAGGCAAGACAATTATTTTCGCTATGGTGGCAAAGCAGTGTCAGAAAATGGGCTTAAAAATGCTTGTCCTGGCTCGACAGGGTGAGATTGTCGATCAGGATAGCGAAGAGATCGACAACTTCGGGGTAACGAACTCCATCTTCTCAGCATCGCTTGGAATCAAGTCCTGCTACTTCCCGATCGTGGTTGGCTCTGAGGGTACGGTTGCAAATGGCCTCGACAATGAGTTGGCTGATTTTGTCCCGCATGTAATTGGGATCGACGAATGTCACCAGGTGGATTGGGAAGACCTTGCGCAAGCCATCGAGGGTAAGGAAACAATGGAACAGATGAGGGGCGAGAAAGGGAAAATTATCATGGACGGAGATATTCCCCTGATTGGTAATGATGGAAAACCTTTGCTTGGAACTAAGCGTAGTCAGTACACGATCGTAATCATGGAAATGATGCGGCGCTGTAAAAAGGTTCACGGGCACGATCTTAGAATATTCGGCATGACGGGATCTGAATTTCGTGGCGTAGTTCCTATTCTGGTAGAGAATCCGAAAGCATTGGGATTCTGGCGTGAGCGAGTAACTGATATCGACACAAACTATCTGATTGAGTTCGGCTCTGTCGTTCCGACTATATTCGGATCAACAGACGGAGTTCATTACGATCTGGATAAGTTCAAGGCGTCTAGCGAGGACGGAGTGCAGGACTTTACAGAGAAAGACATGAAGGCTATGGAAGATGAGATCCTTCATGATAAATCTCTGACTCAGCGAATCATGCAAATGGTCGCCAAAAAGGCAGAAGAACGCAATGCGGTCTTGATTACATGTGCTGGTGTGCGCCACTGCAAAGAGGCAGCGGCAGCACTTCCTCCGGGAAGCACCTATGCAATTATTACTGGCGACACAGACAACAAATCGCGCAAGAAGATTCTGGACGATGTAAGGGCTGGGAAAATTAAATACACCTTTCAGGTTATGGCGCTCACTACTGGCGTTAACGTTCCAAATTGGGATTTCAGTGTCATACTCCGCAAGATAGGGTCGCTCACACTATTGATTCAACTTTTGGGTAGGGGTATGCGTCTGCTTAAATCCTGGCAGGTTGCTGAGGGAATGGTTAAGCAGGACCATCTGGTATGGGATTTCGCAGGTACGATGGATGAGTTGGGTCAGCTTTATTTCGATCCGATACTTGAGCAGGCGCAATTCCAAAATCGTTTTGAAAACGGCAAAGATCCGAAAACATGTCCGAAATGCGGTTGCGTAAATAGCTTCTATGCTCGACGATGCGTTAATGTCATTGATGGTGAACGTTGCGATCATTTCTGGACTTCTCAAATTTGTGAGGACCAGGTTGACGAGCGCACCGGAAAAATCCTTGTTAAAGGATGCGGTGCAGAGAATGACGTTGTGGCCCGAGTCTGTCGCTGTTGCGATGTTTCTCTTGTTGATCCTAACCTTAAGTTATCCGGTAAGGCGTACACTAAGAATGACTGGTACGAGGTCAAGAATTTTGAAGTTACGTTAACCAAAAACCAAAAGGGTGTGATATACAAATACACACTTATTAATGATGAGGGTGACGAGTTCAAGGCGTATGAAAAATTCTTCCCTGAGTCAGACTCTAAGATTTGCGGTACGCTATGGAAAACGAAAGGAGTATTACCTCACGTATCAGATCCTAAAATGCGCCGCTACTTTATCGGAATGAAGAACGCCATCAAGATCGTGCAGTACGCACATCATATTGCTCACCCGGTGCGCGTAACTCATCGTCGCAACCAGAAGAAAGAAGATATTATCTCACGCAAAGACTTCGGTATGGAGGATATCCCGGAATGATTACAGACAAAGGTGATTATTTAGAGTTTTACGAGCGAGATCCCAGCGACACTCGAAAGGAGGACGCTCATCAGGTGGATTGTGTGTCCTGGCTGAAATACAATTTCCCTCACCTTCTATTTTGGCACACTGTCAATGAAGGTGAAAAAACAATCACATCAGCGCTCAGGGATGAGCAGGCCGGATTACTTAAAGGAGTGTCGGACTTCGTTATCCTGATTGGTGTTAACTCAAGATACCCGTTTGCAGCAATCGAACTTAAGCGGGTTAATAAGTCAGGCAAAGGAAAGGCGTCACCAGTCAGCGACAAGCAAAGGGAATTTCTCAGAAAGGTCATGGAGCGTGGCGGCTTCTCTGCCGTCGCATACGGATTTGAGCAATTCAAGATCGCAATTTACGAAATGATGAAATAGCACTTTTTGTTAAAACTGCCGGAATGGAATCTGGCATTATTATCTCACCAACACTAGAGGACTAAAAATGAAAGACTTTAATGATATCGAAACTATCGACTTTGCTGAAACTGGTTGCTCATTCACTCGCGAAGCAATAGCGTTTGGCGGTTATTATCAGGCACTAAAAACTCCAACATGCAAAGAGATTTCAGGCCGTCGATATAAGGGAACCAATACGCCGGATGTTGTTCGTGATTTATGGTCAACCCCGCGCGAGGTTATTGCGTACCTTGAGGGGCGTTATGGAAAATACGATCTCGACGCTGCGGCAAGCGAAGAAAATAAAGTTTGCGAGAAGTTTTATTCTCAGGAAACAAACTGCTTAAAACGTTGGTGGGGTAAAAACAAGCATGTATGGTTAAACCCTCCTTATAGTCGACCTGATATATTCGTCAAGAAGGCGATCGAGCAAATGGAGCACAATAATCAGATTGATATTCTGTTGCCTGCCGATAATTCTACAGCGTGGTTTACTGAGGCGCGACAGCACGCGGCTGAAATCATCTGGATTGAAGCTGACTTGACTGAGGATATTGACGGCAACAAGTATGCTCGATCCGGACGACTGGCGTTTATATCCGGTGAAACCGGAAAGGCCGTAGATGGTAATAACAAAGGTTCGGTAATTTTTATCATGCGCGAACTTAAAGATGGTGAGACGCAGCAAACTCACTATATCCCAATCACAAGCATTTTCCCTTCGGTGAAAAACAAGCGCGCAAAAGTGAGGAAAGTATGATGAACGAGAAAATGATTCCGGTTAAGTTAACTGATCAAGGTTTATGGCTGCTTTATCGAGCTACCTGCTGCGAAATTATGGAGCGAAACGGATTGACTCAGGATGTTATTGGTTGCGATCTGTGGGAGTTCACTAGTTCTCTTGATATGTCTTTCGATGAGATAAAAAATGAATACATAGAGAATTGGCCTTCAATCATACAGAAAGACGTGGAAGAACTTAAAGCTGATACAATCGTACAGCACTAATTGCTAAAAATACCCGACGAAAGTCGGGTATAGTTATTTCATAGAAACGAAATGAGGAATCAGAAGATGGCACGCATTAATGCAAACTTTTTCAATATCGCTCAACAGTCCGCAAAAATGGCTGTTCATATCACTGACAAGAAAGGCGGCAACTTTGATTGGGATATTGCTATGAACTTCCTAAAAATGGCTTATTACCTCTGCTCAGTCAAAGAGGTTGAGTGTTTTATTGAAAGCGTGGAGAAACTAACTAATGCTGATAAAAAAACAAGGTAAACGCGAGGTTTGGGAACACGCGAAGGAATGTGGGATCTCAGACGATATAGCGCTAATAGCGAAATATTTCGATATAAAGGATGTTAGCATTATCTCAAACGGCAAGATTTCATTTATGGAAGATATGCCGAGAAAAATGCATAGAGTTCCAGCAACTCCATCACTTGAGTTTTACCGCGAAGAGGGAAAGAGAATTGAGCGAGAAAGAAAATCCACAAAAAACGGCAAGTCTTCCCGGCTTAAATATTAATGCGGACGAATACCAGGCAATATGGATCGGTAAAAAGCAGGTTAAGCAAATTCATTTCTCTGACTGGTTGCCACCTGACTTTGTTAACGTGCTTTGCACTATCGGTATTGAGCAGGAGTTGCATATAGGTTACTACTCACCTGGCCGAAACAGTATGATGCTTGAGGTTGACGGAAAACTCGTTGAGTTTAAATCTTCAGATCTAGGATTCTGGTTGAAGGCTGTGGCATGAAACTTTATTTTGCTGTAGTATTAACACCGCTAATTTCATTTTCAGTAATGTATTTCATTATCATGTAAGGATTAAAATATGTCACAAGCTAAAATCACTACCGAGCAACTTGTCGAAGAGCGCATGAACGGCCTTACACTTCGCGAGATCGCGGAAAAGTACGGTATGCATATTCGAACTGTTGAGGCTCGACACGCAAAATTGGCAAAAGAAGGCCACTTTCACGGCAATGAGCATGTTGCTAAAAACGTTCCTGAAGGCTTCATGGTAAAAGGCACATCAACAATGATTCGCGGTGATGGGACTGAGGTCGTGCGATGGGTTAAGACCGATCAGGACCGTGAGAAGATTGCAGCTATGATGGAAGCTGCACGCATTGCATTTTGTGAAGACTTGCCGCGAGCAAAGCCAACTGAGCTGCTCACATCGCAAGGTCTTACAACCTCTATTGGAAAGCTGGCACTATACCCGGTGTTCGATCTTCACATTGGCGCGCTTGCTCATAAGCATGAATGTGGAGAGAACTACTCTACCGACGTAGCGGAAAAAGTGCTTAGCGACTTCTTTAATTACGCGATCGATATTGCTCCGAACGCAGAGAAGGCCGTTCTTTTAATCGGCGGTGACTTCCTTCACTCGGACGGTCTTGATGCTGTTACCCCGGCAAGTGGTCACGTTCTGGATCAGGATTCACGATATGCAAAATTGGTGCATGTAGCTATTAGATCTGTTCGTCGCGCTATCGACAAAATGCTACTGAAACACAAAGAAGTCGAGGTCCAGGTTATCGAAGGGAACCACGATCAGTCTGGGATGATTTGGCTGCGCGCTGCAATGTCGGCATATTATGAAGACGAGCCGCGAGTATTCGTTGACGTTAGTCCTATGATTCTGCATAAGACTCGTTGGGGAAATACCTTGTTGGGATACACTCACGGGCACACTATGAAAAAGGCAGAGACTCGACTCGCAGCTATGGCAGCAGATTTCCGCGCAGATTTTGGTGAAAGCAAATACGTGTACACGCATAGCGGTCACTGGCATCACCAGACAATCACTGAGCACTCACTCGGTATTGATGAGGTTCACGGCCAGTTAGGCGCGAAAGACGCATACGCAGCACGAGGAGGGTGGCGCTCGTATCGCCAGGCGGCTGTAATTGTTTACGATAAGCAATTTGGGGAAATCGGTCGTTTCATCTATCGTCCAGAAATGACAGGATCGCACTAATTGATAAAAACTCCCGAAGGGATTCGGGCATAGTAACCACATCGAAAACAAAGAGGCTATATCATGAAGCTAGTTAAGTGCATCCGAAATGATTCCAAAACGCTTCCATTCCGCGTAAATCAGATCTATAGTGTTGGTTATGATTTCGGTGGTGGATTATTTGAGGTTTACGACGGGAGAGGCTCGGCAATCCATGTTCCTCTGAACGGTCACTACCTGGAATTTATTGAGATAGATTAACAATAGCATTCATCACCTTACAGGCTGGCATGATTTAGATGCTGGCCTTTTTGCGTTGTGTCAAATAAATTTGAAGGTTAAAATCAACTCACTTGTTCAAAAAATATATGGTGAGATTATGAAAGAATTTTTAACCGCAGCTACGTCTAGCACGGGCGGGGCTTCATTAGTGGGGGCGGCGACCGGGCAGCTTTATATTGCTGGCGCTACATTCATTTGCTTTCTGCTTTTTGGTGCTTGGGGCGCATACTGGAAGTATCGTGATAGCAAGGCGATTCAGGAAGCGTTAAACGATGGCGATCTAAATAAGGCACTTAAGATCAGGGGGAGATAATGAGCTTAAAAAATAACGTTATAGGCGCATCGATCGGGGCTGCTTTGACGTTGACGCCTACCCTGCTGGAACGAATCGAAGGGATAGAATACGAGGTGTATTACGATATAGCCGGAGTCCCTACCGTATGCAGCGGAATAACCGGGCCGGACGTCATACCTGGTAAGAAATACACTAAGCGAGAATGCGATGCATTGCTGATAAAACATATCGGCGTCGCTCAGCGATACGTTGACAAAAAGGTGAATGTTGATATTCCGGTAACGATGCGCGCGTCACTGTACAGCTTCACTTTCAACGTCGGTACTGGCGCGTTCGGATCTTCTACAATGCTTAAGCTAATAAATCAGAGTAAGCACAAGGAAGCGTGCAATCAGTTATGGCGATGGGTATACTACTACAACCCAAAAACCAAAAAGCGCGAAGTGTCTAGAGGACTAAAGAACCGACGCGCTGAAGAATACGCGTATTGCGTTAAGGAATTATGATGAAACTGAAGAAAACGTGCATTGCGATTGCAGTGGCTGTTGGCGTTATTTCCCTATCCGGTTGTTCGACGGCATCTGCCCTGAGCGGTTTAATCGGATCTAAACCGGAAGTTACAGCACAAATCGGAGAGGAGAACACAAAGCAATTAGCAGGAGTAACCGCAAAATCCGAAGATAAGCGAGATGTTAAAGTTGAGAAGTCCAATGTAGGAAAGATTGACTCTTCCTTGAAGAAGTCAATTGAAGTGTCAACCATTAAGGCTAACACGGTTAACGCTGAAAGCATCACAGTAACAAAACCGGAAAACTGGTACGATGCTATCGTTGGCTGGATTCTCGTTTTTATCGGTCTATTGCTGGTTTATTTTTCACTTCGTAAGGACGAAAAAAAGGAGGCTTAGCCTCCTTTGTTATTTGTACCTTTTTACGTTAAGTAGTAACTCCCCATCCTGGTCGCAAAGATTATGCTCGCTTTCGTTACTGGCCCTCATTGAAGTGAGCAACAGACTCAACAACCCTTGCTCAAATTCTTCTTTCGTAAGCTGGAGCCTTGCGCACAATTCGACGTTCCGATCTATCAATGTTTCTACGTTCTCCAAACAAATCCTCATCACTCATCTCTCCAATGTGCATCATTTCCCACGTATACCGATTGTTGTAGCCATCAATACACATCAGCTTCATCATTACCGGGCGCTTAATCTTTCCCTTGCACCAGTAAAACCCATCCCTGCAATCAAGATAACCCTCAGTTACACAGCGTGAGCAAAACTCCTTAGATAGCGCGCTTGTAAATTCACGGCGAGTCATTCCTGCGGCCTTAGCAAATCGCTCACTTTCCTTGTGGGCGTATATAAATTTCGCTATGTGCTGTCGAGTGTATTTGTCGTAACCTTCGCAGAACCTGAACAGATCTAAAAGAAGAAGCATATTATTAACCCATCAGTCGAGGGTTGATGAAAACAATATCATCAATCCGGCAAGTGTAGTTCATCTCTTCGAGCGTGATCAGCAGGCTGTCGATTCGCTCAGATACTTTCTGTTGACCGTTGAACGGCGTAACGTTCCGGCACTTTGCAACGATGCTATGAATAGGTGCGCGGCCTTTGTTCTTCTTCGCGATCTCAGTGATAACATCAATCAGCTTACGAGATTCAGCCTCATCACCTGCATACCCGGCAGCGCTGGCAGATGACAGGTAAGTCCTGGAAAGCTCATTGAAGATCATGATCGCTTCCTGCATTGTTTCAAGGTCAATCTCACGATTAGATCGGTTCGGTGATTCACCCTCCCAATTCTTGATCGTGTGAAGAACTGAAGCAATGCGCAAAGCGTGCTTATCGAACTTACCGAGATGACCGCGTAGCATTGAGTGAGAGTATTTGCCCCCGGCGGCGAAATCAGGCTCCATCGCCTGGCGAGCAAGGTTTAATTCACGCATAGCGTTACGGCTTACAGAGAGAACGACGTTGTCCTCCTTCATAATGTTGTGCACGAGTCTGTAATATTTGCTAACCAGTCCGCGATCTACTTCCTTATACAGCGCATCACCATTTTCATCGCAAAGAATACGAGTACCTAAAAGCGGTTCCTCTCGAACCAGGAGGAAACGCTCAGATACACCGATACCGCGCTGGCCTGCGTCCATGATACCCTTGATTGTTTCATCCTGCGCAATGACGCAGATCGAACCGACCGGGCAAAGAGATAAGTTGTTGTCCTGATTTGAACGCGCGACCTCCATATGGTTTTTATCCCACGCCTTAAGAATAAGCTCGCTGTTTGATTTCTTATCAGAACCGCCATAAGTCAGACCAAGCAATGTATTGATTGCCGTTGCTTCATCAGATATTACGGAAAAGTGGCCTTGAACAGCCGCAACTTTCGCAAGACCTTCAGGTGTAGGATCTGATACCGCGAAAACAATATCAGCCATCTTCTTGATCTTTTCTTCCAGTTTTTCCTTGTCTTCGTACAGAGCCGCCGTCGTGTTACCCTTTGGATCGTTTTTTATTTCTTTCTCGACCTGACGTAGCTGACTGGTTAAACGTATGCGCTCCTTTTTGCGCTCTTCATTCAGTCGCTGAATCTCCGCACGCATAGGTGTAATCGCCGCTGAGTTAATAGCGGACTTACCTGTTGATGGTGGCTGGCTGATTACCATGTAAAGCGCGGTCGGCTGTTCTTCGCCGTGATATTGCACCCAAAACTTCCCGAGCATAGCGGCTGAGATGCACCCAATGAAATGAGCGTACGCAGACGAAACAGGGAACTGTACAGACTCAGCCTTTGCCTTTGCATATTCGAATACCAGGTTATCGCCACCTAACGAAATCAGCGGGAACTTATCGTTTCCACTGTTGATATCGATCGGATCTTGCCAAAACGAAACTGAATCCCCATAGCTGTTTTCACGAATTGCGATCGACACCGGATTAACTCCAGTGCTATTTGCGATCTCAATAATCTGTTGGTAATTCAATTTTGGCTTAATATTAAACATCACAATAAACTCCTTAGTTGACGGTGTGAATGATACACCGCCAATGGTACACGCGTTTTGCAAAAAGTGCTATTGGTTATAAGTATTTGGCCTCAAAGGTTGTGCCATCTGCGATACTAAAACCGATCTCTTCGCGAAATAATGTCCAACGGCATCCGTCCTCATCAAAGATGTAACCAGCTACGCCGCCGAGAGCGCGACCGCTTTCTACCTGGTAACGCTTTCCAACTTTGAATGATTTTTTCATCGGGTTGCGATGGTCAAGTCCGGTGCACTTTAGCGTCTTTGTTTTCAACTCGGTGAATTTCGCGAAGAAGATTTCATCAGTTCCGTGAATCTGTAATTCATCATGCTTTTCAAGTTTTAAATACTTCCCGCATTTTAGTTTTACTTCGCGAGTACCATCATAGCGCTCACGACCTTTATACAAATTGTTTACTTCGAATCCTGTGATCTTGTCTGCGGAAGTGCATTTCAGTTTGATGGATTTCATGGCGCTAGCTCCTGATTGGTTATCTTGAATAAGGCCACTTTATCAAATGACCTTACGGCAATATTAACAAATCGTGCTATTTACCAGGGAATATAATTGTCGTCGTCCTCATCAATATCATCACCAGGTAACTCGAAGTCTGGATTATATTCGCTTTCTGCGTCCATATCCATATTCCCTAGAGCGTCATCAAGCGTAATTTCTTTATACGCAACCTTTATACACCATTCCGCACTAAGCCCAGCATCAAGAGCGGCAAAATAACGAGTCCAGAAATTATCCTGCTCCATCAATCAACCCCATGAATTAATGTAAATTGAGTTAGCCTCAAGCGTAGCGCGCACATCCGCATCTGTTGCATTTACTAAGCGCGAGCCTGGCGTGCTGCCGATAACGTTATTACCGTTACGAGCCTTAGTTACCGTCATTGAAATAAAACCGGAAGACTTATCCATTTTGATAACTACACGGCCTTTAGCGTTCAGGTGCGTGATGATATTCTCAACTTTAATGCTCATTTTTAATTCCTTTGTTTCGTTTGGTGTGGGAGTAATATACCTTACCCCCTATTGTATGTCTTTAGCAATTCGTGCTATCAGTACTCAGAAATTACTTTGCACTCTTTGATTGTTCCACCCAAAACTACTTTCTGCATCATTGCTTTTTGTTGGCTATCGTAAACGCGAACATTTTTTACTCTGTTAAATTTGCCAGTATAGAAGGTGTGAATATAAATCATTTTTTACCGTCCCACGTTTGATATGCCGTAACCAGGTTAATGCTGTGGTCGAACTCGTCAACGCTAAGCGATCCGATTCTAACAAGCTCTTTGTCGTGCTTAATATCAATCATCCGGCTATATGGATGGCCTGGCACATACTTGAACAGTCGTTTGCTGTCGGCAATGTCTGCGTTGATTCCGTAGAATCGGCCTACCGCCGCCTTAACGCGCTCCATGATGTTTTTTTCGTGGATTGCCGCCGCGTTATTTAGTGCCGCAACCGTGCTTCCGTTAATCTTCGGTGACTTCGTTGTGATTTTGTAAGTGTGGTTCATCATTCCCCCTAACCAGTCAGGATAGCTTTCGCGCTTCATCAATGATAACAGGCTCAAGGCGTTCAAGTCGAACGCGGAACGAGTTCATAAATCCTTCGTTGTTCTTCAGTAGTTCGAATGCGTCTGTAGCTTCAATGGCGCTATTCCCCATGTAGGCAATTACTTTTTTCTGAGTCTTACGTGAGATCGCCACTACGCGGTAAATATTATCACTCATACAATGCCTCTTTAACACGATCCGCTACACATGAGTTAACGGTGATTGAATAGTTAGCCACGCCCCATAATGCAATATTGCCAAGCTCGGTACGCATTGATGGATTGTTTAGCTGAATGATTGTCTCGCCAGTATCTTTATCGACGAAGCGAGACACGCCAGAATGGTCCACCACGCGCGTTACTCGGTTCACGCACTCCATTGCATCACTTACACCATAATAGGCGGTTAGGGCGGCTCTCACGGCCTTCTCTTGCTTGTTGTAAATCTTGCGAGCGATGTTCTCGATCGCTACGCTTTCTTTCTCGTCAGTCTGGATTGCCGTGCTGGCTGAGAAGTCCAGATCTGTGAACTGCTTAAACATGATTATTTCCTCGTTTGCTGCTGATGGGATGACTATACCAGCCATCCCGGATGCGCGTTTAGCAAAAAGTGCTATTTAGAATTTTACTTCCTCAACAAGCTCAACCATTTTATAACCCAGGCGATATGAGTCGCCGAACAACAACAGACCCATAAATTCATCGTTGGTTATCGACTCCTTACCAACAGTTTTAAGTTCTCCGTTGTGAATCACAGTATCGCCGATCTTGATTTCTGATTTATGCACTAATTTCGTTTTCATTTGTTAGCCTGTTAATTAAAAGAACGCTACATAGTTTGCAATACCTTTTGCATCGTCGTTAGGCATCGCCTTGACAGCCAGGTCATAACCAGCCTCTACCTTCTGCTTTGCTGATTCTTCGTTGTATCCCCAAATAACCAGGATTTTAACTACGTTTTCTTTGTTCAGAACTTTAAGGTATTTAGTGATGCGACGTGCCATTTTGTTTTTCCTCAATCTCGTTTCGATGAGGTAATTATGCCAAATCGCACCGATCGAGTTTTAACAAAAAGTGCTATTTGCGATCGCTTTGAAAAATCCACGAGGAGATAAGGAACGTATCAGCTTCGTTTTGGCAGACTTGCCGCCCAGCTTGTTTTGCTGTGCAGAGTACCCGTCATGCAGGTTTACAGGCTTCCTTTCTGGCATGACAAAGTCGTCCGAAGTCCAAAGACAAGTTTTCTTCGGGTAAGCATCGCGCGGCGCAATATACATCGGGAACCAGGGGTGTGCGTCATTCTCAGGAAGATAGCCGCCATACTCCCAGGGATTGAAAGTGTGGTCAGCCTTTCGCCAGGCTGATGACAGGACGCTAACCGGATTCTCAATGATGTAAGTCACACCCAGGCTATCACCGATGTTCGCGGCAATCCGGGCGGTGGCAACAGCTTTCTCCTGGAATAGCGGATCACGTTTACGCTTGCTGGCAAAGTGTCGAGCACCACTAACGGCCAGGTCAGTGCACGGCGGGAAGGCCATAATGAAATCCGGCTTGCCATACACACCCGCGATCGCATCACGTTCGAACGTTTCATCAATGAACACGTTCACATACTCAATGTTGGGATGCTCTACCCGGGCATTGTACTTTGCATAATCTCCGTGATCGGCTCCGTCAAAGTTGAAGCACATCACTTTATGACCTTGCTTTGCCAGTTCATGACCAGCCAGGCCCGAGCCGTCGAATAGTGACCAGATTAATTTCATTTCGTTACCTCCTGGAAAACAGTTTGTCCGCTATTGGTCAGGAAGCGCCCGATCTTATTCATTGACCGGAACACGCCGATCTGATTCTGATGATTGTCAGTCGCGAAGTAACCGCCATCAATAAGGTAGATTTCATACACTGATTGATTCGTGAAGCTGTCAGTGCTGACGCTAACACATCGTACGGTACATTCAAATTCTGGTTCCATTGCCTGAGTCCTCTGATTGGTTGATGTGATGAATCATACCCTGCCGACCTGGCTGAGTCGTTAGCAAAAAATGCTATTCCAATAATTGCTCATTATTCCATCAATAGCGGAATAGGTGGAATAATTCTGATTGCGATTGATTGCAAATGATGAAACGTGATT